TCTCTCTTTTTTTTTTTTTTTTTTTTTTTTTTTTTAAATAAAGTAAATAAAGGGGTACTACTAGTACTACTGGTACAAATTTGGGTTTATTTTTGGATTTACGGCGGCAAACGGCTATAATTTGCATTAGTGGATATATGAATGAATATGTATACCAAATTGCCGGGGCAATAGAAAAGGCCAATGGAAAGCTACACGGTTTTCGAGTGCTGGTATCCAACTTCATTAATTTTGAAACGATAGATGTTCCAGCGTCAATTATTGACAAAGAAACAGTTGCTTTCTTGGAATACCGTCTCAAACTAACCAAAGACGCATTGGACATACAAAGGCTACCTTACAAAGTCCAACGCAATATTAGAGAGCCGTTAGGGCACTTTCTGGACCAATGGGTCCTTCAAAACTTCTATGGCCATATTAGCGAACCAAAAAGTACTAACCCTTGATTATTGGAAAGCTGCCCGTAACTTGCAGCCTGGTGACTATGTCTTTGATAAAGATGGAAAAATAGTCCAAATAAAATTGGTACAAGAATACCGTGCCGAACAGTGCTATGAGGTAGTATTTGATGATCATCTATCCGTGGCAGGGGATCAACACCTTGGATTTCTGGTAGAAACAAAGAAATGCCGCACTCAGGAAGCTGCGTATAAAGGGATTCAAAAGTTTCGGCGCAAACTACGCCCCAGAACTATAGCAACCCTTACAGAAACCAGTCTTCGGGATAGACGAAACAGGCTTTCGTTCTCTGTCCCCACAACAAAACCCTTAGATTTCCCCACCCAAGACCTTCCGGTCCCGCCTTTCCTATTTGGGTTTTGGTTTTTTAACCGCCGAAAAAACAAACGCATGGCTTCACCCCGTGGATTTGCCCCGGAGATATATAAACAATTTCAAGACGCTGGGTATCAGGTTACTGAATACCAAAAAATTCCCAACGGCGAACGAGAGTTTGTAGTTTTTCCTACAATAGAATCGCATTTGGCTGGCAATATGCCAATACGGATACCAAACAATTACCTTTTAGCATCTAAAGAACAAAGAATTGAATTGCTGCGTGGAATTTTGTACGCCAAATCGCGCCAGTATTCCAAAGGTAAAGACCGGTTTAGAATTTCTGCCACAACCCAGCCTATTATTTTGCAGATACAGTGTCTGTTGGAATCTTTAGGCCATAGAATCAATGTGTTACACGATCCTTCTAAACCAAGTTTCACAATATTTTTTAAATCTAGGTTACAATTAATACAAGACCAAGTCTCGCCGCCGATAAAGGTGCATCATAAAAGACGGTTTATTAAACTAATTGAGCCTATTGCCCCACAGTCCTGCGTTCATATTGAAACAACTGGGGAAGACAACACGATTCTCGTAGGAGAAGGATTCATAGCATGTCGTTAACAGAAAAACAAATACTGACGCTCAAGAAGTTTGCGGACAATAATAAGCACTGGCCTAAACCACAGCTTGATTCTGCCATTTGGCAGGTCAAATGGGCACTTCAAGCGTTAGCACACCAAAAAGAACCAGAAGACGGGGAATATGACACGTTTCTTATGTTGGCTGGACGCGGTTCTGGAAAGACCCATACTGCGTCGCATTGGATTGGGATTCGCGCTTGGAAATATGACAATACTCGCTGGCTTGTTACTGCTCCAACCAGTAATGACATTCGAGCCACTTGCTTTGAAGGCGACAGCGGACTACTCAATATTATTCCACCTGCCATCATCCGGGACTACAACAAATCATTATTTGAAATCACCCTTATTAACGGATCAATTATTCAGGGTATTCCTGGTTCGGAACCAGAACGCTATCGAGGTAAGCAATATCACGGAGCTTGGTTTGACGAACTCTGCGCCTTCGATTACCTTGACGAAGCCTACGATGGTGTGCAATTTACATTACGTCTCAAAGATCCCAGAATCGCCCGTGTTCAACAGATCATCACCACAACGCCTAAACCTAAAGAACTAATCGTTGATTTATTTGAGGGCAAAGTTGGTGGTGACGTATATGTGGTTAACGCCTCGTCGTATGACAACCGCGAAAACCTATCTGAAACGTTCTTTAAACAGCTTGAGACGTACGATGGCACTGACATGGGCCGCCAAGAGATCTATGGCGAGATCTTGGATCCTGAGTCATCTGGCATCATTAAACGCAAGATGTTTAAGTTATGGCCTGCGGACAAACCAACGCCAACACTGGAATACGTAATTGCCTCATACGATCCAGCAACCTCAGAAAAAACCATGAACGACCCCACGGCTTGTACGGTATGGGGTGTGTTTGATAGAGAAGACGCCGGCACTTGCGTCATTTTGCTAGACTCATGGGACAACCATCTGTCTTACCCTGAGCTGCGTCGTAAGGTAATCGACGACTTTAAGGAAGTGGTATACGGAGCAGACAACTCATTTGCCAAAGGCCGTAAGGCAGACTTGATCCTGATGGAAGACAAGTCCGCTGGTATCTCCCTGATTCAAGAGCTCCAAGGCGCCTCGGTGCCTGTGCGGGGTTACAACCCAGGACGAGCCGATAAGGTGCAGCGTTTGAACATCGTGGCACCCTTGGTGGCAAAAGGAAAAGTTTACATACCGGAGGAGCCGGGTAAAAAAGGCGAGTTTGCAGATTGGTCCAAAAGGTTCCTTCGCCAAGTCTGTTCCTTTCCAGAAGCCGGGGGTCACGATGACTATGTCGATTCCCTTTCACAAGCATTACGGGTTCTTCGGGATTCTGGGTGGTTGCAGCTAGACCCCCTACCCCCACGCGATTATGACTACGCTGATGACGACTACAAAAAGCGGTTTACAAATCCTTATGCGCAATAAGGGCGGAAACAGTCGTTTCTTTGCATTAGTATAATTAGGAATCTAATAACACATTTTTGAACACTCTATGGCAAATCCCGAACTACCTATTCAAGCCGGTGCTAATTTGGCAGCCCTTGAACGTGAAGATGAGCTTCATAATGCTGAAGAGCAAGATGATGATTTGGAAGCGTACGCCGATTCCTTGGGTTTAACCCCAGAAGATTTAGAACAAGAAGTCATTGAATTGGAAGATGGCTCTGTCATAGTTAACTTTCAAGAAAAACAAGGCCCACAAAAAAATCCTGAGTTTTATGAAAACTTAGCTGAAGTGTTTGATGAAGGCGTTCTTCAATCAATGGCAATTGAGTATTTAGATTACATTGACGTAGACAAAGAATCTAGGAAGCAACGTGACAAACAATACGAAGAAGGTTTAAAACGAACCGGTCTTGGTAAAGATGCACCTGGCGGTGCAACATTTGATGGCGCTTCTAAAGTTGTCCATCCTGTCATGGCTGAGTCTTGTGTTGACTTTGCTGCCTCTGCTGCTAAAGAATTACTTCCCCCAGAAGGTATTGTTAAATCCAGTATTAAGGGCGAAGCAAACAAAATAAAAGAAAGAGTTGCCGATCGTAAAGTAAACTTTATGAACTGGCAGTTCACAGAACAAATTCCAGAGTACCGCGACGAAATGGAACAGCTGTTGACACAGCTACCCCTTGGCGGTTCTCAGTTCCTTAAATGGCGTTATGAATCAGAACAACGCCGCCCAACGTGCGAATGGGTTGCAATTGACAACATTTTGCTACCATGGGCTTCAACAAACTTTTATACATCTCCTCGAGTTACTGAAGTTCAAGACATTACCGAAGATACGTATCTTCAACGTGTTGAACAGGGTGTTTACCGCGATCTAGATAATTTTAACTACACATCTGACGCTCCGTTAAACGATCAAACCCGATCTGAAAAAGCAAACAACAAAATTGAAGGCAAAGAAGAGCCCTCTAAAAACATTGACGGTTTACGCCGTATTTATGAGATAACTTGCTTTATGCGGTTAGATGACGATGCTGAAACAGAAGGTCGTCGCGCTCCGTACATTTTAACAATTGACGAGACAAGCTCCAAAGTATTGTCTCTTTACCGCAACTGGGAGGCTGGCGATGAGAAACTCGAAAAACTCGACTGGTACGTTGAGTTTAAATTCATTCCTTGGCGCGGAGCTTACGCTATTGGATTACCTCAGCTTATTGGGGGCCTTAGTGCTGCTCTTACCGGTAGCTTGCGTGCTCTTCTTGATGCTGCTCATATCAACAACAGCCAGACAATGCTTAAGCTTAAAGGTGGACGCATTGGTGGACAGTCTGATCGAATTGAGCCCACGCAAGTAATTGAAATTGAAGGCGCCCCTGGTGTTGACGACGTTCGCAAAATTGCGATGCCGATGCCGTTTAATGCGCCGTCTAACGTTTTATTCCAGCTATTAGGTTGGTTAACAGACGCAGCAAAAGGTGTTGTTACTACTGCAGAAGAAAAAATTGGTGACGCTAACAACCAAATGCCCGTTGGCACAACTCAAGCGCTTATTGAACAAGGCGCTAAAGTATTTTCCAGCATTCATGCCCGTTTGCATCGCAGTCAAGCCAAATCTTTGGCAATCGTTTCCCGTATCAATCATTGGTACTTGGATGAAATGGACAATCAGTCCGGCGAAGAAATTAAAGTCCGTGACTTTGCAGCAAACAATGATGTACGCCCAGTTTCAGATCCTAACATTTTTTCTGAAACTCAACGCCTTGCTCAAAACCAAGCGTTGTTGCAAATGGCAACATCTGCGCCTCCAGGAATGTTCAACCTTCGCGCTGTTTATCAGCGTATTTTAGAACAACTTAAAGTCCCCGGCGTAAATGAAGTGTTACCAAACCCATTAGGTGCTAATGAATCTAATCCAGCTTTAGAAAACGTTTCTATGACTATGGGTCGTCCAGCCGCTGCTTATCCAGACCAAGATCACATTGCACACATTAAGATTCATTTGGAATACGCTCAAAATCCAGCATACGGCGGTAACCCAGTTATTGGTCCAACATTTGCGCCGCATGCACTAGAACATATTAAACAGCATTTAACTTTACATTATTTGCAATCTATGCGCTCTTATGTGGCTCAAGCATCTAATGGACAAGATACTCTTGAATTACATCAAGAAAAACCGCTTGATTTAGATGCCCAACAAGCTTTGGCACTTGCTTCACAAATGGTAAACCAAGATTCTCAAAGCAGTTTAGGGCCATTTGTACAACAAATCCAAGGATTAGCACAAAAAGTTTCTCAAGCGCAACAACAGCAACAAGAATCTAGCGCGCTATCAGATCCAACTGCGCAAGTTATTCTTAAAACGCAAATGGCTGAGACTCAACGTAAAGCACAAGAAGCTCAGGCCAAAATGCAGCTGGATACACAAAAATCACAGCAAGAATACCAAATTAAAATTGCGGAACTCCAACAACAAGTTCAAGAATTGGTTGCTAAATACCAAACTCAGTCTAATATTGACAGCCAACAAAACGCTAAAGATATTGCATTGGCAAATATTAACAACGCGGCAAGAGAGCGTGTTGCCATAATTAATGCTGGCGCCCAGATGGACCAACAACAAGCCCAACTTGAGCACGAACAAAACTTGTCTGCCATGGAAGCCACAATTGCGGCTGAAAATGATATTCGACAACATGGTTTAGAAGTGCAAAAACAGGCATTTGAGCAACAAGCAGTTGAAGTTCAAAACCAAATTGAGGCAGAACATCAAGCTAGAATGTCGCAACAAGAGCAACAGCAAGCTGCTGAACAACATGCACAGCAAATAATGCAAAACGATCAACAACATCAGCAGCAAATGGAACAACAAGCAGCACAACAAGAAGCACAACCTCCACAACAAGGACAATAAATGGCAAACACAAAACAACCCGGCGGCGAAGTAGGCTACAAAAAAGCCTATAAAATGACAGGCACCCCTGGTTACGCTGGCGGCCCTGGCGAAACCACACTTGACAAAGGCCCATCAGGCTCTAGTCGCAACAACAACTGGAAAATTGGTGCAAGCCAAGCCAAAATGGCAAATTCTGACAAAATTGGTCCAGATAAAAACCTTAAAGATTTGTCAAGCGGCAATTTTTATTAATATTTGGGGCGGATTTTCTGATAAATTTGCATTAGTAAGTTTATGAAGGACTTTATTTCAGAAATTATCTCTCGCACGAAAGATGAAAAAGCAAAACTAGCGGAAGCCGTCACCGCTGGGACAAATGTTCACACATTTGAAGATTATAAATATTTAATCGGCAAAATTGAAGGGTTGGAAACAACCTTGGACATTGTCAACGAAATTTTGACGGAAGATGAAGAAGACCTGTAGAGGTTAAGGAGCGCAGCCGTATGGCAGCATATGATATAAAAAAGAATGACCCACCAGATCCACGCACGGAAGCAGAAGTTTTTCCTGTGATAGATCCAGGGGTTGAAGTTGCAGGTGACCGCGTACTTGTGCAATTAAGACGCGTTAAAACTATGACAAATAGTGGCCTGTATTTACCAGATGAAACCCAGCAAACACTAAAGTTTAATGAGACAGTTGCAAAAGTAGTCCAAATTGGACCTTTAGCGTATAAGTCTCCAGATACTTTGGAGCCATGGCCAGAAGGCCCTTGGTGTAAAGTTGGCGATATTGTGAGAACCATTAAGTACGGCGGAGATCGTTTTGTTCTTGACGCTGGCGATGAAGGTGCTCCAATTATTTTCATTACATTACAGGCACGTGAAATCATTTGCCGCGTCAAGACTTTTGAAGATGCGCAAAAAATGAAAGCCTTTGTAGATTAATTTTGAAAGAAAATTATGGCAGATAACGAAAAAGACGTTCCGATTAAGGAACAAGAAGATGGCTCGGTTTTAGCCAAGCTAGAAGCTCCAGAAGATTTTGGGGATGAACAAGAAGTACAAGTAGAAGCGCCTCCTGAAGAAGAAAAACAGGAAGATAATCGTAGTCAAGAAGAAATTGAAGACGATGAAGCTGCAGAAGAAGGCGAAACAGCAGAAGAACGTGAAGCAATCCGTGAAGCCCGTCGTGAAGAACGTAGGCTTAAAAAGGATTTAAAAAGACAACGCGAAATTTCTGCTAAAAACAAAATTCAAGCACTAGAACGACGAAACGCCGAAATGGCAGAACGTTTGGCTAAACTTGAAAATACAGCGGCATCTTACCAATTTGCCCAACTTGACAAAGCTATCGAAGACGAAGCCACTCGAGTTGAATATGCAAAAATGAAGATGTTGCAAGCAGCTCAATCAAATGATGCTGCTGGACAAATTGAATATTTAGAGCAATTGACAGACGCTAAACAACGTTTGCAACAAGCTCAGCATTACAAAAAACAACAGGTTGAGCAGGCTAAAACGCCTAAACAAAATGTACCTGATGAATTAAACCTAGAAGTTCAACAAAATGCCACAAAATGGCTTAAACAGAACTCTTGGTATGATCCACAAGCTCGAGATACAGATAGTAGAATTGCCAAAGTAATTGACCAAGAACTTGCCGCAGATGGTTGGGATCCTTCTGATCCTGAATACTGGGAAGAGTTAGATAGTCGTTTGTCATCACGTTTGCCACACCGATATACAAGTAAAGGTGGAGAAAAGAAAGCTCGTAATGCAGGCCCAACAGCCTCAAGCCGAGTAGCAAACACAACATCAGCAAAACCTGGCATGATCACGCTAAGTCGTGAACGTGTTAGCGCAATAAAAGACGCTGGTGCTTGGGATGACATTGAAAAACGAAACAAAATGATCCGCGCATACGCCGCGTATGATCGTCAAAATAAAGGTTAATTATCATGGCAAATACAAGAATTAAACGTGACTTAGATGACCGCTTAGCGGATCGAGTACAAGAAACAAAAGAAAGGATTGCAGCAGAAGATCCTTCAAACAAAAGTAAGCGCGAACGTGCAGAAGCGTTCAGAGATAAATGGGCAAATAGCGCACTGCCTGACCTTCCGGAAGGTGCCATTCCGGGTATGCATTTGTGTTGGCTATCCACTACAAATAATTACGACAGTATCGACAAACGTGTAGCGTTGGGTTATGAACCAGTTAAAGCCTCGGAGTTAGGTAAGGGCTTTGAAGGACTAGGTAAAATGAGCTCCGGCAAGTTTGAAGGCTGTGTTAGCTGTAATGAAATGGTTCTCTTTAAATTACCAGAAGAAATCTATCAAGAAGTGATGCGTATGATGCATTTGGAAGATCCACTTGCATTTCAACGTAACATTACCGATCAAGTGCGTTCAACCGCACAAGAAGGTAAAGGCGGACGCTCAATTCTTGAAGGTGGAGTTTTGGAAATGGAAAAGGAAGCCGCAAAGGCGAATAGTAATGTTCGTTTTGAATAACATACTTCAAAAATAACAAAGGAAAAACATAAATGTCCACAACATTTAAACCCTTTGGCATGAAGCCGATCTATCATCCAAGTGGCCTCGACCGCTCTGTTCCATTTGTTGGAACAAACAGCTTTGTCGTTGGCGCACCGGATTATAGCGCTCCTTACTCTTTGAGCACTGGTCAGACTTTCTACCAGTATCAACCCGTATCGATCACTGCTGCAGGCCAATTAACAATTGCAACAACTGATACAACCCGCCCTGTTTACGGCGTATTTGACGGTGTGGAATACACAGCCGCCGAAGGTAACCGTACATTAGGTAAGTCAATTTCTAAGGCAAGCCTTGACGCTGCTTCTTCTATCGTTTTCTGGATCTTCCAAGACCCAGTTCTCGTATACGAAGCTCAAGCTAACGGCTCTGTTCCTGCTTCAGCAGTAGGTTCACAGTACAACTTCTCCGCAGCAGCTGGTTTCACAACAGCCGATGGTTACACTATCGGTATCGGTGGCGCTGGTTTCTCCACAACCGCTTTAGCAGCAAGTCCTGTTGCTTCTGGTGCGCAAGGACAAGTTCGTGTAGTAGGTTTAGGACGTGAAGTAGCATGGCCAGCAGGCGAGTTAAACGCTTGGGGCGATACTTACACGATTGTTCAGGTTACCATTGCGAACAACAGTTTTGTTGCTCCTAAGGTATCGGTTTAATTAACAACGAAAGAAAGGTAATAAGCTATGGCAACCCCAATGCGTAGTACAGACTTTCGTGCGGTAGTCGAACCGATTATCAACGAAGTCTTTGATGGTGTATATGAGCAACGTGCAGACGAATGGAAAGGCTTTGTAGAGCAGATCCAAGGTATCCCACGTAACTACCATGAAGAAGTAATGCTGTTTGGTATGAACGCAGCTCCCTCAATGCCTGACGGCACTCCAGTTAGCTACGACCAAGGCGGTACATTGTACATCACCCGTTTCATCTACCAAATCTATGGCTTGGCTTACGCTTTGACCAAAGTTTTGATGGAAGACGGCGATCACATCCGTATCGGCTCAACATTTGCTAAGCATCTTGCTCAGTCAATGATTGAAACCAAAGAAACCCTTTGCGCTAACCTCTTGAACTTTGCGTTCACAGCAGGCTACGTAGGCGGTGACGGCGTAACTTTGATCAATACAGCTCACCCAATTGCTAACGGTCAAACCTATAGCAATAAGTTGACAACTCCTGCTGCTTTGAGCCAAACGTCTGTTGAACAGATTTTGATTCAAATCCGTGGCGCAATTGACAACAACGGTAAGCGTATTCGTTTAAAGGCAGAACAATTAATTGTTCCTCCAGCACTTGAGTTCCAGGCAGAAGTTATTCTGAAGTCTGTTCTCCGTTCTGGTACAGCCGACAACGATTTGAACCCAATCAAATCAACAGGCATGTTGCCTAAAGGTACACACGTGGTAACACGTTTGACCTCTAGCAAAGCTTGGTGGGTTCAGACTGATGCTGAAAACGGTCTCATGCTCGTTATGCGTCGTCCAATGGAGAAATCCATGGAAGGTGACTTCGAGACTGATTCTATGCGTTACAAAGCAACCGAGCGTTATGCTACTGGTTGGCACGACGCACGTAACGTTTACGGTACTCAAGGCGTTTAAAAACCCTCGCAATACAAAAAAGCCACCCACAAGGTGGCTTTTTTGCTTTTTTAGGGCGGATTTTTTGAAAAGTTTGCATTAGTAGGTATAGGAAGATTAATCCCATCCTGATTGCCGACCCTTCCCGGCATCACAACTCAGGGACAGTTTGGGATACCCACTGAGAAATGGAATACAACAATGTCAAGCACATTTACAGCCCCTTTACGTGTTAACACACGCCAAACAACTAGCAACGATGGTACAACAAGCCCAGATAATACTGGCGCAGCCGTACTAAGCCAACAAGTTACTGTTACTACTGCAACCGATGCAGTTGTATACTTACCTGCAGGTTCTTGCATCAGCTACGTACAATTTTACCCAACCAACACTGGCACATCACGTGCTGTGACTTTGGATGGTGTATCTGTTGGTACAGTAGCAACTAACGCCCCAACCATCAACGTATTAACTAACGTAACATTATCAGCTAACACTGGCACTGCAACATCAACATTGCGCGCTGCTGCTGGTTCTGATGATTCTGCTGGTGTGTTCTCTGTTGTTTACACTGCACGTAACGCTGACGGTACAATTACTCCATACGGTTCTGGTTATACCAATAACTAATTTAATGGCGGGCAAGTCCCGCCGTTTGACCTTTCGGAGAGCAACATGAGAGCAATAACCGTATCACAAACTGGAGTTGGGGCAACCGCTCCAGTTCCAATGGACCAATACCAAAACCCATTTAACGTGGGTCTTGGAATTGTTGTGTCTGGCTCGGTAACATATTCTGTACAGTATTCGTTTGATAATCCGTTTACTCAAGACTACACCCCCAGCAACGCAACTTGGTACAACCATCCTGATTTAACTTCAAAAAACTCTAATCAATCTGGCAACTTTGCATTTGCTGTTGCTACCATTCGATTAAATGTTACTGCCGGAACTGGTACAGCAACATTAACATTACTGCAATCTGGCGTTAAAGGTTAATCATGCCTGTCTACCTTGATACTCGAGGTAACAGCGTACTGTCCGTAGCAATATGTGACAGATGTTCGCGCAAGTTTGCTTATGTAGATTTAATGCCCGATCCCAACTTTCCAGGGATGCGAGTATGTGCAGAAGATAAAGATAATTTTGACCCATGGCGTTTACCCGCCATACAAACAGAAAATATTGCGTTGCGCTTCCCGCGCCCAGACGTCAGTGTTGCTACAGGCCCAATTGGTGGTCAGCAGATTGTTACTGGCGACGCACCAACTGGTCCGATTGACAGCCCTCCCGGGCAGCTTGTACGTCAACCAAACAACCCTGGTCGCAACTCAGTATTTATTACTCAAACAAAAGAAAAAGCTACAACCGCTGGCGAACCTGGCGATATTATTACGTAAACCATGGCCGATCAAAGTATATCGCAACTACCAGTAGCAACAGCTCTAACAGGTAATGAGCTGGCTGTTGTCGTCCAACGTGGTATCACAAAACAAACTCAGATACAAGACATTGCTAACTTAGCAAACTTGGCTGTGTTGCAAAATGTAACATCAAGCGACATTGCAGATCCAACTTCTGCGTTAAACACAGTTGGTAAAGCTGAAGGTCGTATTGTTTACAATATAACTAATCAATTGATTGCTGTTGCAACAGGACAGTTACCATCTTCACCTTGGATTCAGTACACCATCTCTGGTTACTCTGGTTATTCAGGTGCTTCTGGATATGTTGGCAGTGATGGCGCTTCGGGATATTCAGGATACAGCGGAAGCGGTATCTCTGGTTACAGCGGAAGTGGTATTTCAGGTTTTTCTGGCTACTCAGGTTATTCTGGTCGCAGTGGTTTTTCTGGTTACAGTGGTTACTCAAGCTTTAGTGGCTACAGTGGCTTTTCTGGCACTTCTGGTTACAGCGGTTTTTCTGGTATATCGGGCTATAGTGGATCTGGTATCTCTGGTTACAGCGGAAGTGGCGTAAGCGGCTACTCTGGCACATCTGGTTATAGCGGTTTTTCTGGATACAGTGGCTACTCAAGCTTTAGTGGCTATAGTGGCTTCTCAGGTGAATCTGGCTACAGTGGCTTTTCTGGTATTTCTGGTTACAGTGGCGATAGTGGTATCTCTGGTTATAGTGGAAGCGGCGTAAGCGGTTACAGTGGTGACTCTGGTATATCTGGCTATAGTGGCTTTTCTGGTACAAGTGGTTACAGTGGTGATTCTGGTATATCTGGTTACAGCGGAAGCGGAACAAGCGGATATTCAGGATACAGCGGTATTGGTTCAGTAACATCAGTTAGTGGCGCAGGAACAGTTAATGGAATAACTTTGTCTGGCACTGTAACTTCAACTGGTAATTTAACATTAGGTGGTACACTTGATTTATCAAGCCCACCAGTAATTGGCAACACAACACCTGCAGCAATTACAGGAACAACTATTACCGCAATATCTGGTATTTTTGGTGGTGGTTTCTAACCATGGCTATTGGATCTGCAGGAGTAGTTGATCGAGTAAATACGAGTAGCGGACAAGCTATTCAAGTAATTGCACTTTACGGTATTGGTGGTGGCACAATTTTTACTAGTTATGCGCCCCCGTATGAAACAGGCTTATACATCATTACACAATTTGGCGACATTATCGCCACCCAAAATAACGACTTATTGGTGACAAATTAATATGGCAGATATAAAAATAACACAATTGCCTCCGGTAACAACTGTTGCACCGGATAATGACGTATTGCCTTTAGTGTCAGACGGCGGTACAGTTACAACTAAAGCAACACCAAACAATATTGTTAATGCCGTATTAACAGCTGGCACACAAATTACAATTACTGGGTTAGCGTACCCAACAAGTGACGGCACATCTGGTTATGTAATGACCACCGATGGTGCTGGCAATTTATCTTTACAACCACCCACTGGCGGTGGTAGTGGCACGTCTGGCGTTTCTGGTTACTCAGGTTTTTCTGGTTACAGCGGTCAAGATGGTGCATCTGGTGACTCTGGTTACAGTGGTCAAGACGGCGCATCTGGTTTCTCAGGTTTTTCTGGTTATTCTGGACAAGATGGTCAAGCTTCTGCATCTGGTTACTCTGGATATAGTGGTGAATCTGGTTACAGCGGTCAAGATGGCTTGTCTGGTGACTCTGGTTACTCAGGTCAAGACGGTCAATCAGGTTTTTCTGGTTACTCTGGTCAAGATGGCGTTTCAGGTGACTCTGGTTATTCAGGTCAAGATGGCGTATCTGGTGATTCTGGTTTCTCAGGTTTTTCTGGTTATAGTGGCGCACCTGGCGCAGCTTCTGCTTCTGGTTACTCTGGATATAGCGGTCAAACTGGCGAATCAGGTTTCTCTGGTTACTCTGGTCAAGACGGCTTGTCTGGTTACAGTGGTCAAGATGGCACATCAGGTTATTCTGGACAAAATGGTGTTTCTGGTGAATCAGGTTACAGCGGTCAAGATGGTTTAAGCGGTCAATCTGGTTACAGTGGTCAAGATGGCGCATCTGGTATCTCAGGTTTCTCTGGACAAGATGGCGTATCTGGTATTTCTGGTTTTTCTGGACAAGATGGCGCATCTGGTATTTCTGGTTTCTCAGGTCAAGATGGTCAATCAGGTTATTCAGGACAAAATGGTTTGTCTGGCGAATCTGGTTATTCAGGCCAAGATGGTTTAAGTGGTTTTTCTGGTTACAGCGGTATTGATGGCGTTTCTGGATTATCTGGTTATTCTGGACAAGATGGCTTGTCTGGCGAATCTGGTTACAGCGGTCAAAACGGCGCATCTGGTATCTCTGGTTACAGCGGTCAAAACGGCGCATCTGGTATCTCTGGTTTTTCTGGACAAAATGGTGCATCTGGTATTTCTGGTTTCTCAGGACAAGATGGCGCATCTGGTATTTCTGGTTTCTCAGGTCAAGATGGTCAGTCTGGTTTCTCTGGACAAAATGGTTTATCTGGTGAATCTGGTTATAGTGGACAAGATGGATTGTCTGGCTTCTCTGGTTTTTCTGGTCAAGATGGTTTAAGTGGTTACAGCGGACAAGATGGCTTGTCTGGTCAATCTGGTTACAGCGGTCAAGATGGTGCGTCTGGTATTTCTGGTTTTTCTGGACAAAATGGTTTGTCCGGTGAATCTGGTTACAGTGGCCAAGATGGCTTGTCTGGCTTCTCAGGTTTTTCTGGTGATAGCGGTATCTCTGGTTACAGTGGTGACTCTGGTATCTCAGGTTTCTCTGGCGACTCTGGTATCTCAGGCTTCTCTGGCTACAGTGGTGATTCTGGTATCAGCGGTTTCTCAGGTGACTCTGGTATTTCTGGTTACAGTGGTTTCTCTGGTATCAGTGGTGCGCAAGGTACATCAGTTAATATTATTGGTACTGTTGCAACTCCAGGGGACTTACCACCAACAGGCAATTTAAATGACGCATACATTGTTCAATCTAATGGTGACTTGTATGTATGGACTGGCGCAGCATGGACCAACGTAGGTCCAATTGTTGGCCCAACTGGTGATAGCGGTTACAGCGGCTTCTCAGGTTTCTCTGGTGACAGCGGTATTTCTGGTTACAGTGGTTTTTCTGGCGACTCTGGTATTTCTGGCTACAGTGGTGACAGTGGTATCTCTGGTTTCTCAGGTATTTCTGGTTACAGCGGATCTGGTGTTTCTGGTCACTCTGGTATTTCTGGTTTCTCTGGCTATTCTGGACAAAATGGTTTGTCTGGTGAGTCTGGTTACAGCGGTCAAGATGGCGCGTCTGGTATCTCAGGTTTCTCTGGCCAAAACGGTGAATCAGGTTTCTCTGGTTACAGTGGTCAAGATGGCTTAAGTGGTTTCTCAGGCCAAGATGGTGCATCTGGTTTATCTGGTTACAGTGGACAAGACGGTTTATCTGGTGAGTCTGGATATTCTGGTCAAGATGGTCAGTCTGGTTACAGTGGTCAAGATGGTGCATCTGGTATTTCAGGTTTCTCTGGTCAAGATGGTGCATCTGGTATCTCTGGTTACAGTGGTCAAGATGGTGCATCTGGTATTTCAGGTTTCTCTGGCCAAGATGGTGCATCTGGTATCTCTGGTTACAGCGGACAAGATGGTCTTTCTGGTGAATCAGGTTATTCAGGTCAAGATGGTTTAAGTGGTTTCTCTGGTTACAGCGGTATTGACGGTGCATCCGGCGAATCTGGTTACTCCGGACAAAATGGTGAATCAGGTTTCTCTGGTTACTCTGGTCAAGATGGTCAATCCGGTTACAGTGGTCAAGATGGTGCTTCCGGTATTTCTGGTTACAGCGGTCAAGATGGTGCATCTGGTATCTCAGGCTTCTCTGGACAAAACGGTGCGTCTGGTATTTCAGGTTTCTCTGGCCAAAACGGTGAATCAGGTTTCTCTGGTTACAGCGGTCAAGATGGTTTAAGTGGTGAGTCTGGTTATTCTGGACAAGACGGCGCTTCTGGTTACAGCGGACAAGATGGCTTGTCTGGTTATAGCGGACAAAACGGTTTGTCAGGTTTCTCTGGCTACAGCGGTCAGCCAGGTTCTGGCGGTGGCTCTGGTACATCAGGTTTCTCTGGTTACAGCGGTTTCTCTGGTGATAGTGGTATAAGTGGCTACAGTGGAGATTCTGGTATTTCCGGTTTCTCTGGCGACTCTGGTATTTCTGGTTACAGCGGTGACTCTGGTATTTCAGGTTTCTCTGGTGACAGTGGTATTAGTGGTTACAGTGGTGACTCTGGTTATAGTGGCAATTCTGGTTACTCTGGTGACAGTGGTATTAGTGGTTACAGTGGTGACTCTGGTATTTCTGGTTACAGTGGTGATTCTGGTATTTCAGGTTTCTCTGGCGAATCAGGTTTTTCTGGTTACAGCGGTGAAGTAGGAACTTCTGGTTTCTCTGGCTACTCTGGTTACAGTGGTAGCGGTATTTCTGGTTATAGCGGCTTCTCTGGCTATTCTGGTAGTGGTCTATCAGGATTCTCTGGTTACAGCGGCATAGGTACATCTGGCTTCTCTGGCTATTCTGGTTACAGCGGTTCTGGTGACTCTGGTTACAGTGGTTACAGCGGTGACAGCGGTATTTCTGGAGATTCTGGTATCTCAGGCTTCTCTGGTTTCTCTGGCGACAGCGGTATCTCTGGTTACAGTGGTGATTCTGGTATCTCAGGTTTTTCTGGTGATTCTGGTTACAGTGGTGAGTCTGGATACTCTGGTTATAGCGGATCTGGCTTATCAGGCTTCTCTGGTTACAGCGGTGAAATAGGAACTTCAGGTTTCTCTGGCTATTCTGGCTACAGCGGATCTGGTATTTCTGGATACAGCGGCTTCTCTGGTGATTCTGGTATCTCAGGTGATTCAGGTATTTCTGGTTACTCTGGTGAATCTGGTTTCTCAGGCGCGTCTGGTATTTCTGGCTACTCTGGTGACAGCGGTATTTCAGGTTTTTCTGGCGACAGTGGTATCTCTGGTTACAGTGGCTTCTCAGGCGATTCTGGCTTTTCTGGTGACTCTGGTATTTCTGGCTACAGCGGTTTTAGCGGCATTAGCGGCTTCTCAGGCGACTCTGGACTTTCTGGCTTCTCTGGCTACTCTGGTTACAGCGGAAGCGGTGACAGCGGTTATAGTGGCTTCTCAGGCTATTCTGGAAGCGGTGTATCTGGCTTCTCTGGTTACAGCGGATCTGGTATTTCTGGTTTCTCTGGCTATTCTGGTTATAGTGGCTCAGGTATCTCAGGTTACAGTGGATTCTCGGGCGACTCTGGCATAAGCGGTTTTTCTGGTTTCTCAGGTGAATCAGGTTTCTCAGGTATTTCAGGCTTCTCTGGTGACAGCGGTATTTCAGGTTTCTCTGGCGACTCTGGTATTAGTGGTTACAGTGGTGATTCTGGTATTTCCGGTTTCTCTGGCGACTCTGGTATTTCTGGTTACAGCGGTGATTCTGGTATCTCAGGTTTCTCTGGTGACTCTGGACTTTCTGGCTTCTCTGGTTATTCTGGTTACAGTGGCTCTGGTATTAGTGGCTACAGTGGTGAATCTGGCTACAGTGGTAGTGGTATCTCAGGTTTCTCTGGTTACTCTGGTTCTGGCATTTCAGGCTTCTCTGGCTATTCTGGCTACAGCGGATCTGGTATCTCTGGTTACAGCGGTTTCTCAGGTACATCTGGCTTCTCTGGCCACTCTGGCATTTCTGGCTTCTCTGGTTTCTCTGGTGATTCAGGTATTTCTGGTTACAGCGGTGATTCTGGTATCAGCGGTTTCTCTGGCGACTCTGGTATCTCTGGCTACAGCGGTTTCTCAGGTATTTCAGGTTTCTCTGGCCATTCTGGTATCTCTGGTTACAGTGGCTTCTCAGGCGATTCTGGTTTCTCTGGTGACTCCGGTATTTCTGGTTTCTCTGGATACAGTGGTTACAGCGGATCTGGCGTAAGCGGCTACAGCGGTTTCTCTGGCTACAGCGGATCTGGTATTAGCGGTTTCTCTGGCTACAGCGGATCTGGTATTAGCGGCTTCTCAGGTTACTCTGGTTACAGTGGATCAGGTATCTCTGGCTACAGCGGTTTCTCAGGTGAATCTGGAGCTTCTGGCATTTCAGGCTTCTCAGGTTTCTCTGGCGACTCTGGTATCTCAGGCTATAGCGGTGATTCTGGTATCAGCGGTTTCTCAGGCGACTCTGGTATCTCTGGTTACAGCGGTTTCTCAGGCATTTCTGGTTTTTCTGGCCATTCTGGTATCTCTGGTTACAGCGGATTCTCAGGCATTTCTGGTTTCTCTGGCGACAGCGGTATTTCTGGCTTCTCAGGTTACAGTGGTTACAGTGGCAGCGGCATAAGTGGTTACAGCGGTGAGTCTGGTTACTCAGGTTCTGGTATCAGTGGTTTCTCTGGTTACTCTGGCTCTGGCATTTCTGGCTTCTCAGGTTACTCTGGTTACAGTGGATCTGGTATCTCTGGCTACAGCGGTTTCTCAGGTACATCTGGCTTCTCTGGTATCAGCGGTTTCTCTGGCTTCTCAGGCGCGTCTGGTATCTCTGGCTTTTCAGGCATCTCTGGTTACAGCGGTGACTCTGGTATCTCAGGTTATTCTGGTGACTCTGGTATCTCTGGTTGGTCAGGCGATTCTGGCTTCTCTGGCTACAGTGGTATTGACGGTCTATCTGGCTTCTCTGGCTACTCTGGTGCATCCGGTGCTTCTGGTATTTCTGGCTTCTCAGGCTACAGCGGTTACAGTGGATCCGGTATCAGCGGTTACAGTGGTGAGTCTGGCTATAGTGGCTCTGGCGTAAGCGGTTTCTCTGGCTACAGTGGCTCAGGCATCTCTGGATTCTCAGGCTATAGTGGTTACAGTGGATCCGGTATCAGCGGTTACAGCGGTGATTCTGGCTTCTCAGGTATCTCTGGTTACAGCGGTATTGATGGCGCTTCTGGTTACAGCGGTATTGATGGTGCTTCAGGTTACTCAGGCTACTCTGGTTACAGCGGCGCTCAAGGTACTTCAATCAACCTCAAAGGCACTGTTGCAACAGTAGGCGACTTACCATTAATTGGCAACCAAGTTAATGATGCGTACATTGTTACAGCCGACGGCGATTTGTATGTATGGAATGGCACAAACTGGTTTAACGCTGGTCAAATCGTAGGCCCAGATGGTCAATCTGGTTTTTCTGGTTACAGCGGTGAATCTGGTGCGTCTGGCTTCTCTGGTGAATCTGGTTATAGTGGCTTCTCTGGTGAATCTGGTTACAGTGGCTTCTCTGGTGAGTCTGGCTTCTCTGGCTACAGCGGATCTGGCTTGTCTGGTTTCTCTGGTTACAGTGGTATCGGTACATCTGGCTTCTCTGGTTACAGTGGTTACAGCGGATCTGGTATCTCTGGTTACAGTGGTGAATCTGGTTACTCTGGTTCAGGTATCTCCGGCTTCTCTGGTTACTCTGGTGCATCAGGCTTCTCTGGTATCTCAGGATTCTCTGGTTACAGTGGTACTTCTGGTGCTAGCGACAAGTATGCAACTACCAGTACAGACGGCGACTTTGCTCTAGGTGATATTTCTGGTGCCATTATTGTTGGCACAGGATTAAGCTGGACTGTTGGTCAAACAGCGGTTATTGCTCACGACGCCTTTAACTATGCCAACGTAACTGTTACAGCATACAACCCAACAACAGGTTTGTTCTCATTCAACGTAAACAATTACGCTGGTTCGGGTGTATATCCATGGGATATTAATTTACAAGGCGCAACTGGTACATCTGGTTACAGCGGTATCTCAGGTTTCTCTGGCGACTCTGGAATTTCTGGTTACAGTGGTTTCTCAGGCACATCAGGCTTCTCTGGTAAATCTGGTTATAGCGGTATCTCAGGCTTCTCCGGCGCGTCTGGTATCTCTGGCTTCTCAGGTACATCTGGATTCTCTGGTTACTCTGGCTCTGGTCTATCAGGCTTCTCTGGCTATTCTGGATCAGGCGTAAGCGGTTTCTCTGGATATTCAGGTTATAGCGGTTCTGGTATCTCTGGTTACAGCGGTGAATCTGGTTACAGTGGTTCTGGTATCTCTGGCTTCTCAGGTTACTCTGGTGAAGTAGGTACTTCTGGTTACAGCGGTGACTCTGGCTTCTCAGGCTTCTCTGGTGACTCTGGTATTTCTGGCTACAGTGGCTTCTCTGGTGAGTCAGGCTTCTCTGGTGCATCTGGTATCTCTGGCTACAGCGGTCGATCTGGCTTCTCAGGCGCATCTGGAATTTCTGGTTACAGTGGCTTCTCAGGTTTCTCTGGCGACTCTGGTATCAGCGGTTTCTCTGGTGAATCAGGATTCTCTGGTTACAGCGGCTCTGGTATCTCAGGTTTCTCAGGCTACTCTGGTTCTGGTGTAAGTGGTTTCTCTGGCTACAGTGGCTATAGTGGATCTGGTATCAGTGGTTACAGCGGTCAATCTGGTTACAGCGGTTCTGGTATTTCTGGTTTCTCTGGTTATTCTGGACAATCTGGTATCTCAGGTTACAGCGGTTTCTCTGGTGACTCAGGTTTCTCTGGTGACAGCGGTATTTCTGGTTACAGTGGTTTCTCTGGTGATTCTGGTTTCTCAGGTATCTCAGGCTTCTCTGGTTACAGTGGTCGTTCTGGCTTCTCTGGAGCATCCGGTATCTCTGGCTACAGCGGTTTCTCAGGTGACTCTGGATTCTCAGGTGACTCTGGTATCTCAGGTTTCTCAGGTGACTCTGGCTTCTCCGGTTACTCTGGCTCAGGTATTTCTGGCTTCTCTGGCTACTCAGGTTCTGGTATCTCTGGCTTCTCTGGTTACAGCGGTTACAGTGGATCTGGTATCTCTGGTTACAGCGGTATCTCTGGTTACTCTGGCTCTGGTTTATCAGGCTTCTCTGGCTACTCAGGTATGTCTGGTATCTCTGGATACAGCGGTTTCTCAGGCGACTCAGGTTTCTCAGGTTTCTCTGGTGATTCAGGTATCTCTGGTTACAGCGGTGACTCTGGCTTCTCAGGTATCTCTGGTTTCTCTGGTCGCTCTGGCTTCTCTGGTGCATCTGGTATCTCTGGCTTCTCTGGTATCTCTGGTTACAGCGGTTTCTCTGGCGCGTCAGGTATCTCCGGTCAAGATGGTGACTCAGGCTTCTCAGGCTACAGTGGTTACAGCGGATCTGGTGTCTCAGGTTTCTCTGGCTACAGTGGTTCTGGTATAAGCGGCTTCTCTGGTACTTCTGGTTACAGCGGTTCTGGTGTAAGTGGCTACAGTGGCTTCTCTGGCTATAGTGGATCTGGTTTGTCAGGTTTCTCTGGTTACAGTGGCTCTGGTATCAGCGGTTACAGTGGCTTCTCAGGTGCATCTGGTATCTCTGGTTACTCTGGTGTATCAGGTTACAGTGGCTTCTCAGGTATATCTGGTTTCTCTGGCGCATCTGGTATCTCCGGCTACAGTGGCTTCTCTGGAATTTCTGGCGCGTCTGGTATCTCAGGCTACAGTGGCTTCTCAGGTATCTCTGGTTACAGTGGCTTCTCAGGTATCTCTGGATACAGTGGAGCGTCTGGTATCAGCGGCTTCTCAGGCTACAGTGGTTCTGGTATCAGTGGCTTCTCTGGTTACAGTGGCTCTGGTATCTCAGGCTTCTCAGGTTACAGCGGATACAGCGGTTCTGGTATTAGCGGTTACAGCGGCTTCTCAGGTATTTCTGGTTACAGCGGATTTGGTATCAGCGGTTTCTCAGGCGCATCTGGAATCTCTGGCTACAGTGGCACCAGCGGTTACTCTGGAACCAACGGTACTAACGGTACATCCGGCTTCTCTGGCTTCTCAGGTATCTCTGGCTACAGTGGTACATCTGGTTACAGCGGCTCTGGTTTATCAGGCTTCTCTGGCTACTCAGGCAGCGGTATCTCAGGTTTCTCTGGCTACAGTGGTTACTCTGGCTCAGGTATCTCTGGTTACAGCGGCTTCTCTGGTTACAGTGGTTCTGGATTGTCTGGCTTCTCCGGTTACAGCGGTTCTGGTGTATCTGGTTTCTCAGGCGCGTCAGGTATCTCTGGTTACAGCGGTGTCGCTCCAACCACAGTATCGGTAAGCAACACCACAGCAGCAACAACCTACCCAACGTTGGTGACAGGATTGACAGGTAGTCAGTCGGTATACACCAACTCTGGATTAGTATTTAACGCAACCAACGGTGCAATTACGAGCGGTATCAAAGGCGGTACGTTCTAAGTAGTTGTGCTATAATTAGGAGGTTTGTATAAACCTCTAAAGGAAAACATGAAATATAGCATCGTTATACCAACATATAACAATTGTGAGAAGTATTTAAAACCTTGTATTGAGTCGATTATCAAGTACACCGATATGACCAACGTAGAGTTGGTTGTATCGGCAAACGGATGTGTTGACAACACCAAAGCCTATTTGGATTACTTACAAACTGCTATACCTAATTTGGTGGTAGTTTGGAGCAACGAGGCGCTAGGCTTCCCAAAAGCCGTTAACAATGGCATTCGGGTGTGCAAGGGTGAAAAGATTGTATTGTTAAACAACGATACGGTGCTGTTAGAACAGCCAAAAAATAAATGGCTAGAGCGTTTAGATGTAGCTGATATTGCTGGTGTATTGACACAGTATTCAGACATTACAAAACGCAAGTTTATTGTGTTTTTCTGTGTGATGATTGATGTTAAAGTATTTCAAAAAATTGGATTACTAAACACAGAATACGGCACTGGCGGATGCGATGATATTGAGTTTTGCATGTTGGCACAAGATGCTGGTTTTGAATTGGTAGATGTGGGTTACAAAGGTGACTTTCCGATTTGGCATGAAGCAGAAGGCACCATGCACGATGAAAGCCTAATTCAAAAGTGGAAAGAAAAGTTTTTGCTAAACGAGTTGCGTTTGGCTAAGAAGTACAACAGAGATTGGTATTACTGGCGCCTGTCAAACAACTACGAGCGAGCCGTTTTTCTAAAGGGTGACGAGGTTTTTCCAAGAGAAACACAGCGCTATGAGTGGGCAGCACGTAATATTTTTGGCAACAAGCTGTTAGAAATTGGTTGTTCTACCGGTTATGGTACACAGTTTTTTGCACCACGCATTCAGTATTTAGGTTTGGATTATGACCCGATTATTGTTGATGTGGCGCGTGATCAGAAGTGGGGTGATAACTGTCAGTTTGATTGGGCAGATATTAACAGCTACGAGTTGGAGCATTACGACACTATTTTGGCGTTTGAAGTGATTGAGCACCTTGACAATGGTTTAGAAGTTGTTGAAAAGCTCAAGAAGCACTGCAGGCGTTTGTTGATTACGGTGCCACACAACGAGCCAAAAGGCTTTTGGGGTGAACACCATAGGTTGCATGGATTAAACGAGAGTCATTTCCCTGGCTTTCAGTTTACTTACATCAGCCACAACGGCAACATTTCACACGACATGGTGCCAGTAAGCAACGACAACATTAGCAACTTGATGATCTGCAGGTGGGACAATGAGTAAGGTTCTATGCTCGGTAGCAACAAGAGGGCGCTACCATACAACCTTGCCCTTGGTATTAAACGCTATTATTAATCAGACCAAGCCAGTGGATCGGCTGATTATATTTGATGATAATGACGAACCGCAAGACATGCGAAAAGAGATGATTTATTCGTACTTTTTTCAGATGTTAGATTTAAAGGCAATTAAGTGGGAATGGCGGTATGCTGGCAAAAAAGGCCAACATCACATTCACCAACAAGCCAATGACATTGCAGTAAACGAGGGTTACGAGTGGGTGTGGCGTTGTGATGATGATGCTATCCCCGAGCCTAATGTGTTAAGAAGTTTATACTTACATGCACTTAGTAACGTTGGAGCAATTGGAGGGGCGGTTTTAACACCGCCAAATATATTTGAAAATGTTAACTCAACTGGTAAAATTGATCACATTGATAGTGAGCCCAATATCCAATGGAGCCCTATTCCAATGGTTAGGGAAGTTGAACATTTACACTGCACTTTTTTATACCGTGCTGGTGTGCACAACTTTAATACTGGTCTTTCACGGGTAGCACATCGGGAAGAAACGCTGTTTACATACGGCTTGCATCAAAAAGGTTATAAGGTTTTAGCAGTGCCAAACGCAACAACGTGGCACATGAAGAACCCGCAAGGTGGTATTCGTAGCGAGACTAACGCCGAGTTGTATACGCACGATGAGCAGATTTTTAGAAACTACTTGGCTTGTCGTGATAAGACGATAGTGGTTTTAAATTGCGGTATGGGCGATCACATTGTGTTTAGCCACATATTGCCGCAGTTAAAAGACCCGATGGTGTTTACTTGCTACCCAGATATTATTCCTGGCAAGTCGATTGGTGAAGCAAAACAGTTGTTTGGTGACATTGACAACTGGAGCATCTATAAATGGATGGCGCATCGCAAGTGGACTGATAGTTTGGAAGATGCGTTTCGGGGGATGTACTTATGATTATCATAGCCCCATTTGCGCAAAAGTTAAGAACGGGCGCGTTAAACCCGAAGAACTATCCGCTAACGTATTGGAAACAGCTTGTTGAAATGATTGACGAGCCAATTATCCAAGTTGGCGTTGAAGGTGAAGAACAACTGGTAGATAACTTTGTGAAGAACATGAGTTTGCCAAGGTTGCGTGAGATGTTGCAAGAATGCCGTACTTGGATTGGTGTTGATAGTTTCTTTCAGCATCTTGCATGGGACGAAGGCAAACAAGGCATAGTATTGTGGGGGCCATCTGATCCGTTGATCTTTGGACACCATGAGAACATTAATTTATTAAAAGACCGATCACACTTGGTGCCAAACCAATTTATCTGGTGGGAAGCAACACCCCACAGCAACGATCGGTTTGTTGAACCACAAATAGTATTAGAACATTTACGGAAATAAAACATGGCACAATCCGGATACACACCGATTTCGTTTTACTACAGTACCACTGCAGCGGCTCAACCTACTGCTGGTAACTTAGTAAACGGCGAAATTGCGATCAATACCGCCGACGGGGTGATCTACTACAAAAACACAGGCGGCACAGTGGTGCCTCTGTCTTTTGGTTCTGCTGCTGTCTCTTGGCAGTCTGTACAAGCTTCTAACTTCGCAGCAAGTGCTGGTAAGGGCTATCCAGTTAACACCACATCTGCTGGCGTTACGGCTACTCTACCAGCTTCCCCAACCGCTGGTCAGGCTGTTGGGTTTGTGGATTATGCTGGTACTTTTGCTACATATAATTTAACAATTAATCCAAATGGTAGCAAGATATTGGGTGCTACTGGTAACGTGATTGTAACGACTAATAGAGAATCTTTGTTGTTTGTCTATGTTGACTCTACCAAAGGCTGGTTGCCTTACGCTGGTTTCTTGGGCAGCAACCCAGCACCCGCAACCTACACAGCAAGTTACTTAATTGTTGCTGGTGGTGCTAGTGGTGGATCTAGGGTTAATCGTGGTGGCGGTGGCGGTGGCGCTGGCGGTTTGTTAACCGGAACAGCATCTTTAACCCCAGGGTCGGTTTATACTGTAACTGTCGGTGGAGGCGGAGCTTCTGTAAACGCAGGAACTACAGGAAACCCCGGTAACAATTCATCTTTAACTGGTCAAACAACCGCATTAGGTGGCGGATATGGTGGATTTAGTTCTGGTGGTAGTGGTGGATCAGGTGGCGGCGGTTCTGGTAACATTGATCCTGGTGGCACTGGCACAGTTGGTCAAGGAAATAATGGTGGCACGGGTTCTAGTAATGCAGGTCCTACTTTTGGTGGTGGCGGCGGAGGTGGTGCTAGTGCTGTTGGTTCTGATGGGACAAGTGGTGCAGGTGGTAATGGTGGCGCAGGAACTGCATCCTCCATCACTGGATCATCTGTAACATATGCTGGTGGCGGTGGTGGTGCTGGTGGCTATGATCCAAATAGAACTGGTGGAGGCGGTCCTGGTGGTAGTGGAGGTTCTGGTGGTGGTGGCGCAGGTGGTGCAGCAGGTGCTTCTTCTGGTTCAAATGGAACTACTAACACAGGTGGTGGTGGCGGTGGTGCAGATAATTCTACCACTGGCGCTGGCGGATCAGGCGTAGTCATTATATCTGTACCAACAGCCAACTACTCAGGCACTACAACTGGATCACCTACCGTGACCACAAGCGGATCGAACACGATCATCAAATTCACAGCATCTGGCTCCTATACTGCTTAATTAACGGAATATACTTATATGGCACAAAGCGGTTACACACCCATTTCGTTGTATTACAGTTCTAGCACTGGTACATCACCAACAGCTGGCAACATGGTTGCTGGCGAGTTGGCAATCAACACAGCTGATGGTATTTTGTTTTACAAGAACCCTAGCAACGTAGTTACCCCACTGTCTAGCTCGGGTGGCTCGCTTTCTTGGCAGGCAGTTCAGTCTGCCAACTTCACAGCGTCTGCTGGTAATGGCTACTATGTCAACACGACTTCCGCAGCCATCACAGTAACGCTGCCTGCATCTCCAACTGCAGGCCAATTCATTGCGCTCGTTGACTATGCTGGCACGTTTGCTACAAACAACTTAATTATTAATCCTAACAGCAATAAGTTTTTAGGATCAACATCCAGTGTTAAACTGACTACTAACCGTGAAGCAGTGGCTATTTTCTATGTGGATTCTACTCAAGGCTGGTTAATTTATGACGGCTTTAACGCTAGTATCCCAGCTGCAACAACTTACTCAGCAAGCTATTTAGTTGTAGCTGGTGGAGCTGGCGGTGGTGGAGAAATTGGTGGTGGTGGTGGAGCTGGCGGTATGCTTACCGGCACAGCAACATTTACTCCAGGTGTTACTTACACAACCACAGTAGGTGCTGGCGGCGGTGGAAATTCTGCTGGTTCTGCATCATCTTTAACTGGTTCAGGATTAACTTCAATAACTACAGTTGGTGGTGGTCAAGGCGGTGCAGGTTATGGAAATGCGCAAACCCCTGGCTCCGCTGGAGGATCAGGTGGTGGTGGAGGAAACGGTCCAGTGGCTGGTGGTAGTGGAACATCCGGCCAAGGCAACAATGGTGGTGTTGGTGGTTATAATGGCCCATCATCTTACCCATCTGGTGGTGGTGGCGGAGGTAAAGGTGCTGTAGGCTCAGGTGGTAGTGGAAATAATGGTGGTGCTGGCGGCGCTGGCGGCGCTTCATCAATTACCGGCTCGTCAGTAACTTACGCTGGCGGTGGCGGTGGTGGTGGAGATGGTTCTGGTGGTAGCGGTCAAGCGGGTGGCGGTAATGGTGGCGGTCCTGGTGGTAGCGGTGGTAGTGCTTCTGCTAATACAGGTTCTGGCGGTGGCGGCGGAGGTACAGGTGCCTCACCTGGTTCAGGCGGTTCAGGCGTAGTCATTCTATCCGTACCAACTGCTAATTATTCTAATACTACAACCGGCAGCCCAACTATCACAACATCAGGCAGCAATACAATTATCAAATTCACAGCATCAGGCACTTATACTGCTTAACTAACGGAATATATTTCAATGGCACAATCAGGCTACACACCTATTTCGTTGTACTACAGCACGACTGCGGCGGCAACACCGAGTTCTAGCAACTTGACAAACGGCGAGTTGGCGATCAACATCACCGACGGCATCTTGTACTACAAAAACTCTAGCGGCACTGTGGTGCCCCTGACTAGCTCGTCTGGTGGCATTACTTGGCAATCTGTCCAGTCTGCCAACTTCACCGCTACGGCTGGTAACGCGTACCCTATTGACACAACCTCGGCAGCCATCACAGTAACGCTGCCCGCGAGCCCAACCTCTGGTCAGCTGATTGGATTGTTAGACTACGCTGGCACGTTCGCTACCAACAACGTGGTGGTTAATCCCAACGGTAACAACCTGAACGGCGCAACAACTAGCGTTAAGCTTGACCAGAACAACGAAGGCATTACGTTTGTTTATAGTGGTGCTACACAGGGCTGGGTGTCCTACTCGAGTTATAAGGCAATCACACCGCCTTCCGCCTTCTCGGTGAACTACCTGATTGTTGCTGGTGGTGGATCGGGAGGTTCTGTTCAAGGCGGTGGTGGAGCAGGTGGTTTACTATCTGGCTCTGGCTTATCTGTTGATAAGACATCCACCTACACTGTAACTGTCGGTGCTGGTGGTGCTTCAACATCATCAAGCACTGGTGGTAACAACGGAACAAACTCATCGTTCAGTGCCTATGGTACTGCCGCAGTTGGCGGCGGTGGAGGTGCTGGTGGTGGCCCTACTGGGCCATATTCTGGCGGTTCAGGCGGTGGCGGTGGTTATGGCACAGGGCAATCAACAGGTGCAAGTGGCACAAGCGGTCAGGGAAACAAAGGTGGTGATGGCCCTACAGGTGGTGGTGGAGCAAACTTATACGCTTGTGGTGGCGGAGGTGGCTCTAGTGCTGTTGGTGGAAATTTTAGTGGGACAACTGCTGGTAATGGCGGTGCTGGCACAGTATCATCAATATCTGGCTCTAGCGTAACCTACGCTGGCGGTGGCGGTGGTGGTGTAAACCCTGGTGGCACAGCTGGCTTAGGCGGTGCAGGCGGTGGTGGTAATGGTGGTATAAATACTTCATCATTAGCAACAGCAGGAAGTGCAAACACTGGTGGCGGTGGTGGCGGTGGTGGTTACCCATCAGGCGCAGGCGGATCTGGTACCGTGATCGTATCCTACGCTGACACTGTCCAGCAGATGGCGGGCGGTTCGGTTACGAGCAGCGGTGGCAACATCATCCACACGTTCAACTCGAGCGGATACTTAACGCCACTGACCTATGTTGGCAACTCAGTAAGACTGCGTGGTTCAGCTAGTGCTTATTTGAATCGTACAAACTCAACGGCAGGAAACACATCAACCTGGACATGGAGTGCATGGGTTAAGCGTGGGTCTTTAGGTAGTGGTACATATCCTTTGTTTACATCTTATATTGATACAGCAAATTACAGCGTTATTGACTTTTCTAATGATATAATTCGTGTTATAAATAACACAACTACTAGTGGTGAACAAGGAATCAATACAACTGCTGTATTCCGTGATCCAGCTGCTTGGTATCATATTGTTGCTTCTTCTACAGCATCTTCTGTTCCAAAGTTATATATAAACGGTGTTCAAGTAACCGCGTTTTCTAGTAGCACATCTGTTACTGGTGCTTGGAAATTTGCTTCTACAAATCCAATTTGGCTAGGTAGAGAGCAGTACGGCGCATCAAATAATTACTTCGACGGCGAAATGGCCAACGTTCAGTTCATCGACGGCCAAGCTCTAACGCCTAACAGCTTCGGTAGCTTTAACTTGTACGGTGTCTGGCAGCCAATTAGCTACGGTGGAACGTATGGCACAAACGGCTTCTACTTGCCGTTTAGCAACACCACGTCTACAACCACACTGGGCTATGACACATCAGGCAACTCGAACAACTGGACATGTAATAATATCAGCCTAACCGCTGGTAGTACGTATGATGCCATGACCGACAGCCCAACGCTGACCAGCACAACGGCAGCGAACTATCCTACTTGGAATCCATTAGCAACAACATACTATGGTGTTCCGACGTTTAGTAACGGCAACTTGACAACATCAGCAACAAGTAGCGGTGGTGTTTCAGCAACAACAATGTACTACCCATTGACAGGTAAGTTTTACAGTGAATTTACAGTAACTTCTGGCGGTTCAATGACCATTGGTTTAATGAATTCATCAAGAAGCAAGACTATTGAGTATGTTAACAATGGAAATATTACCGCTGGTGGTTCTACTGTAGTAACTGGCGCATCATACACAACGGGTGATGTGCTTGGTATGGCTGTAAGCTGTGATGGTCAAACTGTTACATTCTATAAAAACAACGCAAGTCAAGGAACAGCAAACTTCTCATCTGCTCCGTTAGTATTAGGTGATATTGTCGCTCAAGCATATTGTAGTGGCACTTCAACAATATGGAATGCAAACTTCGGTCAGCAACCATTTGCCTATACCGCACCATCCGGCTTCCTAGCCCTTAACACCTACAACATGTAAGGAATACATCATGGCAACAACATACGCAATTCCGAACGGTCGGACGGTAATGGATGCAACGCTGTTTACCAGCACGGGAACAACTCAAACTATTACCAACAATGATAACGGCACAACTGGATTTAAACCTGATTTATTGTGGGTCAAATCACGAAGTGTTGCTGACGACAACATTTTGAATGATTCAGTTAGAGGTGTAGCAAATTATTTGGTATCAAACACTACTGCCGCGGAGGTAAATAAACCGACATACTTAACCTCATTTAATTCCGACGGTTTTAGCATTGGAACTGGTAATTTTACAAATGGAGTCACATTAGTTGCGTGGCAATGGCAAGCGGGACAAGGCACAAACACTACTAATACAGCTGGTTCTTTAACATCTACAGTAAGCGTTAATCAAACCGCTGGATTTAGCATAGTCACATTTACAAAAACAGCTACAACAAGTCAAACAATAGGTCATGGTCTGGGTATTGCTCCTAGTTTTTATGTTGTAAAAACAAGGCAATCAAGCGGATATACGAGCTGGGCTGTTTATCATTCATCTATTGGTGCTGGAAATTATTTAGAACTTAATTCAACGGCTGCATCTGCATCAAGCTCAACAATTTGGAACAACACATCTCCAACTTCTAGTGTGTTTAGTATGGGTACTGCTTGGACAGCAACTCAAAACATGGTTGCATACTGCTGGGCACCTGTCGCTGGCTTCTCGCAGTTTGGTAGCTACACAGGCAACAACTCTGCTGATGGACCGTTTATCTACACTGGGTTTAGACCTAAGTTTATTTTATTTAAATTATCATCTGGAGGTCTTTCTGATTGGACAATTATTGACACATCAAGAGACACTTACAACACTTGTGTTGATAGATTAAACCCAAATACCAGTGCAGCTGAATCAACCGGCTATAATGTTTGCGACATTCTATCCAATGGTTTTAAACTAAGAAGTGCGATCGGAGATTGGAACGTTTCAGCAACCTACATCTACGCCGCATTTGCCGAAAACCCATTCAAATACGCCAACGCACGTTAATGCTATAATCCCCAATTTAACAAACAGGAAACACAAACTATGTCCCATTATGCAAAAGTTAACAACGGTAAGGTAGAACAAGTGATTGTTGCCGAGGCCGATTTTTTCAACCACTTCGTAGACTCCTCGCCGGGTCAGTGGATCCAGACCTCATACAACACCCGTGGTGGCAAACACTATGGCCAAGATGGTCAGCCTAACGGCGGCACCGCCCTGCGTGGTAACTACGCTGGTATTGGCTACACGTACGATGCACAGAACGACGTATTCTACGCACCACAGCCATTCCCAAGCTGGACTATCTCTGCGCCTGATTGGACATGGACTGCACCTACTCCTTACCCACAAGACGGTAAGCAGTATCAGTGGGATGAGGCAACTCTTAACTGGACGGAAATCGCAATCTAATGTCTGAACTGATTGATAAGAACGAGGCAGCCCTATCTGCCCACGAACAAATCTGTGAAGTACGCTATGAGGCCATCTGCGCCAGACTAAAACGTCTAGAGCAAATTCTGATTGGCTCTGCAGGTTTTATTATGGTTACCCTGATTGCCATTGTAACGAAGATACACTAATGTTTGGTATTGACGACATCGTTAGCGCTGGTCTGAAGATCATCGACAAGGTGATCCCCGACCCTGCCCAAAAGGCACAAGCCCAGTTAGAGCTTGCCAAACTGGCTCAAGAAGGCAAGCTGGCAGACATCCAAGCTGACATTACGGAAGCCCAAGAGCTTACCAAACGGCTACAAGCTGATACAACAAGCGACTCTTGGCTGGCTAAAAACATCCGCCCTATGACGCTGATTGCCATTCTGACTGGCTATTTTATCTTTGCCAGCTTATCGGCTGCCAAGATTGAAGTCAATTCAGAATACGTTCAGCTACTCGGCCAGTGGGGTATGCTGATTATGTCCTTCTACTTTGGTGGCAGGACACTAGAAAAGATAATGAACAAGTAACACCCCAATTTGCGCTATCATAGCGTAGAGTAAGGAGCGAAAATGAAAAGATTTATAGCAGTATCAATGTGGTTGTTGGGCATTGCGGCAGCAATCCACTTTACCGACAAGTACACCCAAATTGAAGAAAACGTTATGGCAATAGCAAAATCCACACTATCGTTTATTACCAAAGAAGAAGGTCTGCGCAATAAGGCGTATAGGGACTCTAAGGGATTATGGACGATTGGGGTGGGTCATTTGATTAAACCAGATGAAAAGCACCTCCTGACTGCCACCCTAACAGACGAGCAGGTAGAAGAGCTCCTACAAAGCGATTTAAAGTGGTGCCAAGACGCTGTTGACAACCACGTGAAGGTACCCCTTACCCAGAACCAATACGATGCCTTGTACAGCCTGTGCTTTAATATTGGCGAAACTAATTTCCGTAAGTCTACCGTATTGCGTAAGGTGAACGAGAATGACCTCAAAGGGGCGGCTGATGCCATCCTAATGTGGAACAAACCGGAAGTGCTGATTAACCGCAGAAAACGGGAAAGAGCACTATTTTTAGGGGCGTAAATCGCCCTTTTTTTGCATTAGTATATACAGGACAACCTTAAAGGAATATCATGGAAGGCTTTAAAACAAACTTAAAGATGGTAAAAAACTTACCTTGCTATAAAAAAGGCGGTGCTGTTTATAAGTCACGCCATTCTGAAAAAAGCGAAATGAGTGAGGATTTGGCCCAGGACAAGAAGATTGTCAAAAAAGCGTTTGCCATGCATGACAAACAAGAGCATCCTGGCGAAAAGACTGACCTGTCTAAACTGCGTAAGGGCGGCCGTGCTAAAAAAGATTGCGGCACTGTACGCAAATACAAAACCGGCGGCAAAGTAGAAAATGCTTATGCAGCTAAAAAGACGGATAAAGACATTACCGACATTGCTAATACTAAACGCCAAAAGCCTGCAATGTTATGCGGTGGCAAATCTGTAAGTAAATACGCAACTGGCGGCTCAACAACACAGCCAGGTGCTACAGTATCTCAACAAAAATTCTATGATCAAAATAGAGCTGCGGCAAAGAAAAAAGAAGCCGCTGCTGACTATGAAGCTTTTGGTTCACATGGTGATGCAGCCAAAAAGGGCATGGGAGAAGGTCGCATGGACGCCCTTGGAAATGCTTACAAAAAAGGCGGCAAAGCTTGTTATAGCGAAGGCGGTTCTTTAAAAGCAGTTGATTCTGAAGATAACCCTGGTCTAGCTAAGTTGCCAACTAACGTGCGTAACAAAATGGGTTACATGCGCACTGGCGGTAAAGCTAAAAAGATGATGACTGGTGGGACTTGCTCATAATGCCAATCAAATCCGAACAACAGCAAAAAGCGATGTATGCTGCGGCAGCTGGTAAGTCTACTCTTGGCATCCCTAAAAAGGTTGGCAAAGAGTTTATTAAAGCCGGCAAAGCACAACCTAATCTACCTAAAACTGTAGCTAAGAGAGCCGCTGGCAGGGGTCGTTAATGGCGTATTCAGATACGTACAACAAGACTAAGATCACTGTTGACCAGCTGATCTCGTACGCCTATCGTGATGCTGGTAAAACAGCGGAAGAGATGACGCCTGAGTATATCAACGCAGGCCGTCAAGCGCTATTCTACATCCTTCAAAACAGCGCTAACCGTGGCATTAATATCTGGCTACAAAAGATTGAAGTGCTTGGTCCACAGACCAACCAGCAAATTCTTTACATGCCAAAAAACTGTGTGGATGTCTTAGAAGCAAACTGGGTATACATTGTTAACCCAACTATTTCTAGTGCGCTGCCAATAGACAATCCAGATTCTCCTGTGCTGTTTGATCAAAACTACAACAGTGATTTAAACCTCCATGCCACATCAACTTTATCTGAAAACTATTTTGGTGCAGCCTACAGCCCACAGACTCGTATATTCTATGTTGGCTTTAACGCCTATGCTCCTTCTGGTACTGCTACCTATAATCTGGACCTTGAAGTAAGTAACGATGGTATTAACTGGACTGTATGGGAATCATTACCTGAGACCACACTGTCCGACCGTAACTGGGCTTACTTTGGTATCAACGTAACACAACAGTTTTACTACTACAGACTAAAAAACCGCGACACAGCAAACGTTTTTTCACTGCGTTCTATCCAGTTTGCTCAAAGCCAGCAAGTCATTCCTATGGCACGTCTTAATCGTACTGATTATTTCTCGTTGCCAAACAAGCAATTCCCAAGTCAACGCACACTACAATACTGGTTTGATCGCCAGATTGTGCCAGAGATGTATTTATGGCCTGTGCCTAACAACAACTTCCAAGTATTCTCACTGATTTTGGAATTGCAACCCCAAGATGTTGGTTCGTTAACCAACGAGCTGTACATGCCAGATCGTGCCATTCCTTACTTCCAAGCTGCCCTATCACACAAATTAGCAATGCAGTTGCCCCAGATTGATTTAAACCGAGTGGCCTATTTGGAAAAACTGGCCTTGGATGCTCGTACCCAATTTGAAGACGAAGATCGTGATAAGTCACCAATCTACTTCCAACCTAATATAAGTTACTACACACGATGAGCGTAATAATGACCTATGATTCGCTGGTACTGAACGTCCAGCAATATATGGAGCGTAATGACGCAGACTTCATTGCGCAGATTCCCAACTTAATTGCGTTGGCTGAATCTTCTATTGCTGCTGAACTCAAGACTTACATGCAGTTGATTGTTGTAGAAACCAGCTTAGCAGAAAACCAAACAGTACTTAACAAACCAGCACGTTGGCGTAAAACGGTATCCATGAAAGTAAATGGCTCACCGGTATTACTTCGCAGTCAAGACTATGTGGCTCAGTATTTATCTGAATCGGATAATGGTAAACCAATTTATTATGCTGAATATGATTATAGCAACTGGAATTTTGCACCAGCTGCAGATCAAAACTATCCGGTAGAAATTATTTATTACGCTGAGATTCAGCCTTTGGATCAAGTCAATCAACAAAATCTATGGACGGCAATAGCGCCACAAGCCATGTTATATGGAGCTTTGTTACAAGCTCAAGGCTATTTAAAAGCCTTAGACAAGCTGCCTGTTTGGAAACAATACTATACCGACGCAATCGCAGCGCTCAAAAAAGAAGATAACTCTCGTCGTATAGATCGCAATACTACGGTTCAGGAACCATAAAATATGCCAACGACCCCCGTCTATACATCACCTTTCACAGGCACCGTTGTTACCCCAACGGATGTATCTTATCTTGCACTCCCTTTTAGTACAGATCAAGTTCTCTACTGGCCTTCTACTGTCAACGGTAGCCAGCCTCCTGCTGCCCGTATTATTGATTGCGTTGCTGCTAGTGATGGTCTTACCATTGCTTTACCGCAAGCTGATCAAGGAACACTGGGCGCAGACATTCTTTTCCGCAACTTGGGTTCGCATGAATTTATTATTACAAACTTTATTGGCGGATCTAGCGTTACTGTACCTGTTGGTATTAGTAAGTACTTCTATCTTACTGACAATACTTCTGCTGCTGGTGTTTGGCAAAACGTAACGTTTGGTGCTGGCACTTCGTTTGCTGATGCTGCTACTTTGGCTGGTGCCGGTCTAACCACTGTCAACGGTCAACTAGCTACTACACAAAACCCAGTTAACGTAACTGTATCACCTAATATTACTGATGGCAGCCGTGCTGCAACCTTTGTTTGGAACGCTGGTGCTGGCAGTTTTACATTACCTTCTATCCAATCATTATCAACTGGTTGGTACATTGGTTTTAGAAACAATGGTACTGGCACACTAGCCATTAACCCAACATCGCCTAATACTATTAATGGTCAAACTTCCATTAATACAAACCCTGGCGACTCGGGCTTTATATTTTTAAATGCTGCTCAAACAGGTTTTATTACCGTTGGCTTAGCTAACCCAAACGCTTTAACATTTACTGCGGCAACGTATGATGTGGATTCTATCCCTGGCAATACATTTAGTTTAGTAAACTTTGCCCCAATCATTCAAACCTACATTGCCCAGTCTGGTACTAGAACACAAACTTTAGCTGTAACACTGCCTGCCATTACCCAAATTTATGTGTTGGCTAACAACACTGATCAGTCTGGGTATAACATTACTTTCCAAAACGAAAACAGTACCCAGATACCGTTAGTGTTATCTGCTGGACAAATTGTTACCGTTTTAAGTGATGGCGAATATTTATACCCATTAACATCTGCTACTACAGGTGCGTTCTATGCATCTGACGGCACTGCAGCACTACCAGCGTATTCGTTTAACAACGATACTCATAGCGGTGTGTACTTGGTCAGTACTGGAATACTGGGTTTATCGGCAAATTCAACCAACATTATTAATATAGATAATTCTAATTTATCTACACCATTGGTTACCGTTGCTGCAACATTAGATGCCCAAATACTTACTGCTAACTCTGCCTCAATTACTGGTGCAATAACTGCTGACTCTGCCACTATTACTAATAACCTAAGTGCTGATTCAGCTACTATTACTAATAATTTAACTGCTGATTCAGCAAACATTACTGGAACATTAACCGCTGGGTTAATAACAGGTGGATCATTCTAAATGCCAGCTGATAATCAGCAACAAGATACCTCGCAATATACTTCAATTTACAGCCTAGCAATTCCGGCTGGAATTAGGCGAGATGGTACTGTATTCCAAAACGATCAATACACCGATGGTGTATGGTGTCGTTTTCAACGTGGCGAACCAAAGAAAATTGGTGGCTATCGTACACTGTTTAATGGCTTAGTAGGTATTGCTAGAGGATTAATTTCCCAGCCCTATAATGGTGTTAACTATTTATTCTCTGGTAACTATAAAGAGTTAGATGTATATACCACCAGTACAAGTTATGGCACTGGTAGTGGTCCGTTTACGGCACAAATATTACCTGGCACAGCGTTTGTTGGTTTAGTATCTAACACTACAACATCATTTACAGTTGCTGGTAATTTAACTACTACGTTCCCCGCTGGCACACAAGTTATATTCGAGCAAACAGATACTGCAACAAATTACACAGTAAGCACTGCAACATATAGCTCGCCCAATACCACAGTAGATGTTACTGGTGGCACGATTGCTGGGTCACCCACAAAGGTTTATCTAAATGATGATCCTGTGTTTGAACCTGATCCAGAAAACGGTCCGTTTAGAAACCTATGGCAGTTCGATGCACAGTTTAGCCCACAAGGTGGCAACTTATCTATCTTTGCCCACCCCGGTAAAAACTTAGTAAACATTGATAGCGGCGTAACATCTCAAGTTTTGGTGGGTGCTATTACACCAGATAGTAACTATCAATGGTCATTTACTGGCTTGTCCGATAGTGAAGGTCAAAACCCTACCTATAAACCAATTAGTGTTGACGGTGGTGTTTGTGTATTGTATCCATTTATTTTTGTGTATGGATCAAATGGTTTTATTGCTAACAACAACGTTAGTGCTACTTATCTTGAACGCAATTTTTATGATTGGAATGGAACATTTGCCAATCAAACTAACGTAGCGCCATCTAAGATTGTTAAAGGTATGACAATGCGTGGTGGTACTAACTCACCATCAGGTTTGTTTTGGGCTACTGATAGTTTAATTCGGGTATCTTTTAATCCTCAAGCAACCAGTATTTACTGGACGTATGATATTATTTCCAGTCAGATTTCAATTATGTCGTCTAACGCTGTTGTAGAAATGGATGGTATTTATTTCTGGATGGGTGTTGACAGATTCTATTTGTATGGTGGCACTGTAAAAGTATTGCCTAATGATAAAAACGTAAACTACCTTTTTGACAATTTAAACTATTCACAGCGTCAAAAAGTCTGGGCAACTAAAGTGCCACGTTACAATGAGATTTGGTTCTTTTACCCACGTGGCACCGCTACAGAATGTACTGATGCTATTATCTATAACGTAAAAGACCAGTTGTGGTATGACGCTGGTCAAGCAAAAGGATCACAACGCTCTTGTGGTTATACTACAGAGTTGTTCCCAACGCCAATTTGGTGTGACTGGAACTATGATCCAGTGTTTAGTACACCGCATTTTGTAATAGAAACACCATCTGGAGAAGCGGCACCAAACCAGAACCAATTGTATTTGTCAGGTAATCAAACACAATTGTTTAGTCCTGGTGATTCGTTATGTTTTGATACAGTTAATAGTCTTAACAATACTTATTTGGTAACAACTAGCGAATTTATTTTTAATGATAACACTGCTCCTGACGGAGTAACATTAATTACTTGTTCTACCAATTTTCCAACAGCTCCTCCCGTTGGAACATCAGTGTTTTATATTACTGGCGGATTTAATATTTGGCAACACGAGTACGGTGTTAATGAAATTAACTTGTTAGGTGAAATTGCTGTATACTCTAGTATTACTACCAGCGATATTAGTTGGTTAACTGGAAACCCTAGCCAAAATGCACTGCAAGGAATTAATCGTAGGATGCACTTACGCCGAGTTGAACCAAACTTTTTACAAGACGGCACTATGGCTATGACTATTTTGGGTCGTAAATTTGCTTCTGGTCCGTATGAAGAATCTTCTGGGCCATACTATTTTACCAAAGACACTGGCAAAATAGACTTACGGGTTGAGCATCGTTTGGTGCGTTTAAAGTTTGAATCTAATGAAGTCAATGGTAACTACCAAATGGGTCGTAATTTGATTACTGCAGAATATGGCGACGAGCGACCCTAATTTCCAACCGTTCTTTCCTGTATTGCCTGACTATATGACTTGGGAAAATTGGAACGAAGAACTAGTTATTTATTACGGTCAAAAGAATATTGTAATTTCACCTGAAGAAACTTGGCGAGATGCGGCTATGAACATTGTGCAATCACAATCTTTTAACCGCTATCCGGTTCCAAACCCAGATGTTTATGAAACCTGGCAGGATTGGGCTATGGAATTTACCACAATAATTAATGGCCCAAGTCGTTGATTTAGGGCGAAAAAATGCTAATTTTTGCATTAGTATATGTAGATAACGAGATAATTTAATGGATGAAAATCAACTAGCGCAACTGTACCAACAGTACTTAGGTCGAGCTCCCGATCCAAGTGGTATTGCCACGTGGTCAAATCAGTCTCCGGAAGCGGTTATCGCTGGTATAACAGGTAGTCAAGAATACCAAAACAGAGGCGGTGGTGGTGGGGGTAGTGCTCCAACACATGGTGATGCCATTGTTGATCCTGAAACTGGTCAAGTTAGTTATTCTAATGTATCTACTGATCCTAGCCATGTAGGTTATTTCAACACACAAACTGATTCTGAAGGCAACGCAATTGGACAAACTTGGAATCCATCTAAGTACGATTTTACTGGTGCAACTTATGATGCACGAGCAAATCAATACACAATGCCTGATGGTTCTAAGGTAACTTATGATCCGACAACGGGTGACATTAGCAATTACACGCCTAATTATGCCAACTTAACTGTTGACCCTAGCGGTATTCGACAAGGTTATCGTAACCAAAATTATGCTGGTCCTACTATGGCTGGCGCTAAATCTTACAATTTTCAAGGTACTCAATTAACTCCCGAGCAAGTAGATCAGGGTGAATACATTGTTGATCCTACTACTAATAAATATGTATTAGATAAAAGCGGTAATCCTATACCTGTATATCGTCAGCCTAGCGGTGGTGGTCTTGGTGACTTTTTAGTTGAAAACGGCTGGATGCTTCCGTTAGCGATGGCTGGCGGTGCTGCAGCGGCTGAGTTTTTACCTGGTTTACTTGGTTCTGAAGTTGGTATGGTTGATGCCGCTGGCAACATTATTGGTGCTGGAGCAGAAGGTGCTGCAGTTGGCGCTGGTGCTGGATCTTCTTTTTTAGAACAATTAGCCGCTACACAAGCTGCAGAGGATGCCGCAGCTGGTGCTGCCTACCCAGCTGGTAGTGTCCCCACTGGTGCGGGACTGTCTGGAAATGTATACGGAGCAACTGGATTAGATGCAATACTTGCTGAAGCAGGACTTTCTGGATTAACTGGCGCGGATCTTTTAAAGTATGGTATCCCACTAGGTAATTTAGCTTCTAGATTAACAGGCGGGTCGGGAGCAGCTTCTTCTTTATTAGGTGGTTTAAGTGGCAACACAAGACCAGCGAGTGCATTAACTGGTACAACATCTGGCGGTTACGGTTCGGCAATTAATAATTACGGATCGCCAAAAGGAACTTTTGTTCACGGACAGCAAGTTGCTATTCCAGGTATGACTCCTTATGGTGAACCTGCCCAAGTTGCTAATCAGCAACCATATTTCAATCCTCAAACATTACAAGAGATTCAACAAGCTAAGAACGGTGGTATAATTCATAAAGCCGGTGGTGGTGATTTACCTATGCAAGAAGTTCGTATGCGCGGTAGACATTTTACAATGCATCAGCCGCACTCTGGTTTAAATCTTGTACCTCGTTTTGCGCCAGGTGGTTCTGTTCCTGAAGGGCATGAGCCAACATTCTTTTCACCTGGGGGATTAGCCTCTATGGAAAATACTTATGTAAAAGGCGATGGTAATGGTACAAGTGATAGCGTAGCTGCTATGTTAGCAGACGGTGAATTTGTTGTACCCGCAGATGTAGTATCAAAACTTGGAAACGGTAGTAATGATGCTGGTGCTAAAGTATTAGATAATTTTTTAGTAACAATTAGAGAACATGCCCAAAAACATGACCCAAAGGAATTGCCTCCAGATAGTAAGGGTCCTTTGGCATATTTATTAGATGCAAAGAAAAAAGCGAGCGCATAATGGCTGGAACAACAGGATCTTCAGGGTTAAATAATTTACTTACGGATACCCAGCAAGTACAAACTACTCTGCCAAGTTGGTATGATCAAGCACAACAAAATATTGTTAACAGAGCTGGTACAGCACTTAATGCTGCACCATCTTTTCAAAATACTGTTGGGCAAAATGCAGTTAATACATTGCAGGGAAATAACAATCCTTTTACGCAAGGTCAAACAGCTTTAAATACTATTGCAACTGGTGCTGCTAATCCTTGGATTACAAGTTCAACAGGCCAAGTTACTCCTAATACAGCAACGCCATTAGGTGGTTTATTTGCTGCTGAAAACCAACAGTTAAATCAGTTGTTGCCTAATTATACTGCAGGGGCCAACGCATTCGGAATTGGCTCAGGTCAATTTGGTAGCTTGCGTAACGTAACTGCTGTAAACAAAGCAAAGGCTGATGCGCAATCTCAACTGTTTGCGCAACAAATGACTGCTGCTTTACAAAACCAAAACGCAGGCGTTGCTGCTGGCACTGGATTAGGCAGCTTAGGTTCTCAAGGAATAACATCCGCTTTAAATACAGGTTCAGCTCAAATGAACGCGCCGTTTACGCCGTTAGGTAATTATGCTAATTTAGTTAATTCTGTAAACGTTCCAGGAACTGTTTCTCAACAAAACCAAATGTCTCCTTTGTCTATGATAGGTGCGTTAAGTAATGCCCCTTCTGCAGCTAGAAATTTATTAAGTAGCCTTGGAATTACTGGCGCTTCTTTTGATGGTTTAGGCAATAATATTGCAAATGCTTTTGGGTTGGGAAATTCAGCAGCCAATCAAGCAGCAGCTAATCAAACCATGTCTAATGTTAACATGGGCATTTTAAGTCCAACGGGTAATGCTACAACATCTGGCGGCGCTTTACCTGGTCAAATAGTTGATGACTACGGTTACACATTACCGAACGGTTAAGGAATAAACATGGGTTCATTATATCCAGATCAAGAAACTAGTAGTTCGTCAACGTCAGAGGCTGCAACTCCCACTGGTGGTTTGCCTATTGTTTCTAACATTAAATTTACTCCTGGCGGTAAAGGTCAGATTGCAACTATGACTTCGCCCACTGGTGTTTTAATGGACGAAAATTCTAGTAAAAGCATTTTGGCAAATATGCAAAAGCTTTTAGAAGAAAAGCCTTTTGAAAATTTTCAAAATGATTTACAAAAAATGTATGCTTGGACTAAGCATGACAAAGAACCTATGTTCCGTCAATTGGAAGAACAACGCCAACAAAAAGAAGCTCAGCGTTATAACATAATGCAGTCTATGGAAGCGCTTAAGTCCAGTCAGAATCAAGCCACTGCGCTTGCAAATTCTCTTGGTATTTCTACAACAGGAGCACAACCTGCCGCTGGTGGTCAGCCAACTGCTGGTGGTAAAAAACCTCCTTATATTGAAATGCTTGAATCCCTTCCATCAAATTTGCAAGATTGGGGTATGACGCTTTTAAGTTCAGGGCAAATAGGTGAATTTGGTAAACTAGTTAAAGAAAACGAATTTAAAAAATCTGAATTGCAAAAAAGTCTTGCATTTGCTGAAACTTTACCGGCAGATCAAAAAGATCTTGTTAAACGGCAATTGCTTAAAGATGCTTATGGCACACAAAGTTATATTAAAGATGGTAAAACTATTCAATTTACTGCTCCGGGTGCTATGCCAATTCAAGGCACAACGCCCAGCACAACAACTACCACAACCGGAGTTAACGTTGCAGCAAATGTAAATAATCCAACGGGGATTAAACAAGGTAACACTTACAAACCGTATGACACCCCACAAGCTGGTGTGGCAGATACTCAAGATTTAGCAGGTAAATACCTTTCAGGTACAGGACCAATGCAAGGTATTAGTCCAACACCAGCTAATATTATGGGTCGTTGGATAACTGGTAACCCTGCTGATGGTGCAAAACCTGAATTTAAAATGCACCTTGACTTACTTAATTCCGAATTAAAAAACGCTGACATTAAATTAAACCCAGATGGTACTATTCCAAATACACCGCAAGCTAATGCAGCACTTAGCCGCGCTAAAATTATTGGTGAATCTGGTCAGCAAAATGCTGCTAAGTTTTTACCGTATGTTGATCCAAACTTTAAGTCCGGTGTTAAAACTGCAGCTGCTGCTCCTAGTGCTCCTGTAAGTCAAGAAGATGTTCAATTAAAACAAAAAGCATTACAAAAATCGTATGAAACATTTATGGATGTTGATTATAAAGATATTACAGAACGAGCTAAAGTAGCTAAAGATATTGAAAAAATGTCTGACCAAGTTCTTGCAAATATTGAAAGTAATAACTTTGGTCCAGGTACAAAATTAGGTCAAAGTTTTATGGAGTATGCTCAAATTGCTGGGGTTAAATTAAATCCTAAAGAATTGCAAAAATTTGTTGATAACATGGGCATTGAAACCGCAAGAAAATTTATGTCTGCTTCAGAAGCACGGCAAGCAATGGGTTCTCAATTTACAGCACAAGAGTCTAGCGATTGGTTAAGAAACTTTGCTGGTATTGATAATCATAAAGATTACATAAAGAATTTTTATCAAGTACGGCGAGCAGGTGCTTTAGTTGATCAAGACCTCAAAAACTATTTATCACGAAATAAAGGCAGGGAAGACGAAGCCCTTGTTGAATGGCAAAATAGTGGTGTAAAAGATAAAATCATGCAAGAAAACGTAGATTCATTTAAAAACGGAAAACTTGGAAAAGTTGAAGTGTCTGGTGCTAAACCATCCGCGAAAAAAACTATCCAAAAAACTGGCATGGTAACAGATAAAAATAATCCTAATTATGGTAAAAAAGCTATTCTTTACAATGACGGAACTTTGGTTTACGAATAATGGCAGATAATCAATTTAAAGGCATTACTTGGGATGAAACTCCAGTTAAAGATACTGTAGAGAAAGAACCCCCCGGTGTTACTTGGGACAAGCCATCTGTTTTTGAAGCAATGAAACAGGGTGCTAAACAAGCATTTAGTCCTGAAGCCATAACAGAATACGGAAAAGAAATTCCTCCAGCTGCTGCTGCAAGAATGGCCGCTCCCATACGTTTTGCTACTGGCGTAGCTCGTATACCCGCCAATCTAATGCGTATGGCTGGTATAGAAGAACCGGCGCAAGCTGTTAGCGCTGCTGAAGCAGGGGCTAAAAATCTTACTGAATCTGCTGGTTACACTGGTATGCGTCCGGGTTTAAGTAATATTGGTGGGGAAATGTTGCTAGGTGGCGCTGCTTTAAAAGGTGCATCTAAATTAGCTCCGATTGTTGAAACAATTCCGGGTGGCGCCGCTGTAACTAAAGGTATTGCGGAAAGCCCTGCATCTCAAGCCATTTTAGGTGGTATGGGTTTAGGTGCTGCGGGATCTTCAGGTTCTACATATGACGTTTTAGAACAAGCAGGATTGGGTGGTTTACTTGGTTTTGGTGGTCAAGCAGTTGCAACTGGTTTAGGACACGTAGCTGCTCCAGTGTTAAAAAATTATAAAGAACTTAAAAATTTAGGGTACACAGACGCAGAAATATTAAAGAATCTTTCTTTTGGACAATTACTTGGTGGCAAAGCTCAAACTGCAGAAAATTTAGCAACTGTTATTCCTTTTGGTGGAGTCAAGCCAGAGGTTCAATCTAAAATAAAATCATTTGAAGAACTTGTTGCTGGTAAAACAGCACCAATGAAAGAGCAAGCTAAAACAGCGCAAAACGTTTTAGACGTTTCACAAAAACAAGCACAAACTCTTGAGCAACGGGCTTTAAATAAAGCAACAGAAAAAGCAGATCTTGAAATGGCTGCTCGCCATAAAGCAGAATTAGAAGCTCATAAAGGCACTGGAGTAGATATTCAAGCTCCTGTTATAAATTATGCTTTAGAACCTTTAGGTAAAACAATTGACCCGGCGTTAAAAGGACATGCAGCAACAAATGCGATGACCGGTTTTATTAAAGATGCTTATAAAGAATCTTTGGGTGGGATGTCAACTTTAAGATTAAGCAAACCAATTCAAGAAGATTTACGTTCGCTTAAAAATACTTACGATGAAAAATTACTTGGAAAAGAATACGCAGAACAATTTTCAAATGATATTGAACGTTTAATTGCAGATACTTCTAAAGGTAAATGGTTGACCCCAGATAATTGGCAACGTAATCTTAGTAATTTAAGTGAAGACGCTTATAACACTTTGATGAAAAAAGATCATCGTTACGGTAAAGCACTTTATGAATTAAAAGATAAATGGATGGATTTAATTGAAAATCAAGTTGGTAGCGAACTATTTAAAGCTGCTAACACTGCATTTTCAAGAAGTAAAATTCCGGAAAAAGCTGCTTCTTATGTTAAAAGCATTAAAGCAGAAGGTCAAATTGAACCTAGCGAATTAATAAACGCGGCAAAGTCTGAATTATCTACTAAACGTTTGGCTGGCGGAGAAAACGAAATACAACGAATGGCTGTAGAAGCCAATAAAAAGTATTTAGCTGATAAAGCAGCAATTGAAGCAAAACATGAAGCTGAAACACGAGCATTTAAAGGGCTTAGTGGTAAAGAAAAAGAAACCCTTGAAGATAAGTTTACCGGTATGGGTCAAAGTCTAGCTTCTCAAAAAGCTGCGTTGCAAAAACAAGCTGAAGCTAATGTTGGAAAACAAGAAAAAGCTTTTGAAAAAATTGTAGGCGCAAAAAATCCGGAAGATTACGCCGCTAGACGTTTAGGTTATACATACGGATTAGCTCCACTATTGGGCGGTCCTGGTGGTTTGGCTTATATGGGTATAGATCCTGCTATAGCTGCAATTCCAAGCGCTGCAACAATTGCTGGAACAAGACTTTTATACAACCCAGCGGTTCAAAATTTTCTTAAAGAAAAAGCAATTGCTTCTCGTAATCCAAATTTTAAAGTTCCAGAAATAGTTGATAAGAGTTTAGAAACAATTTTTGGTAAAAAACCAAGCGGAACAGTTACAATTCCGTTTAAACAAGCTGGTGAAGCATTAAAAGCTAATGCTCCTTTAGCTGGCTTAACTGCTGCTCAAGTTCGACAGAGTGCAAATAAAGAACAAGAAGAGTATCCACAATACGGTGGCGGACTTCCTGTTCCTAAGTAATCACTTCCTGTAACGCTTACCCACCCAGCCTTCTGCTGCAAGAGGAAAGTCGGGAGCCCACGTTGGTGGTGTGGTCATGATCTTAATCACAGCATCCAATGCGGACTCCGCGCTTTGTTCTTCCACAAGGAGTAACACCTCGTCATGGATGGAGTTAATAACCTCATAGCCAGCTCGCTCGAGCTCTATCATAGCAAACGCCAAGAAATCGCGAGCCGTGCCTTGAACGGCAGATTGGAAGATACTACTACCGATCAACTGGTTCCTACTCCACTGCCGAGTGAACGTGTTCTGGGAGTGGATAGTAATGCCAAGTTTCTCTTGACCCCATGGTGTGGTGAGCAGCTCAAGCTCTGGCCTTTGCCAACAGATCAAACGGCTTGATGGAAGTTGCATCCACAATGCTCCCCTAGCTACTTTTAATCGAATCTTCTTGCCTGCAAAAAACGCAGTGCCAGGATTCTGAACTGCATCAATCGCTGCAGTCTCACAAGCTCCCCACAGCCACTTCACCTTTGCATACGAATTGCGGTAATTTTCTACTGCAGCTTTGGCTTCTCCCTCACTTAACGTGACACCCATCCCTTCAGCGTATTTAACCAGCCCTTTAGAACCCTGACCAAACATCGCACCGAGGACAGCTGATTTGCTGACCTGGCGTTGATCCTTCGTGACTTCATCATAAGGGACTCGATAGAGGCTTTCTGAAGCGAAGACTTTGTATTCATCCAAGCCTTTCCGAAAGAGCTCCACCTTGTCGGCTTGTCCTGCGAGCCAAACCCCAACTCGGTTTTCAATTGAGCTAAAATCCACGTCAACGAAGGTTTTGCCACTTGGAGCTCGTATGGCGGATCGCACCAAAGAGGAGAGTTGTTGCATCGTGCCCACTCCTTCTGTAAAGACCATTGGTATCGCCAATTCAATCTCTTCATCGCTAAGGGTTGGTCGGGCAATATTCTGTAAATTGAGCCCACCACGACTCGCCCAACGGCCAGTACTAGCGCCATGATATACCAATGTATTCCTAATTTTCCCATCTCTTTGAATCTCCATCATCTTAGCGTACTTAGCCACGCTAGTTTGGCTGCCTTCTTGTCTTAGCTCCAACACTTTTTTTACGCGCGCGTGAATGCTGCACTGCAGCATTTTTGACACGGTTTCTGCTGTTAAATCCGCCATGGGTGCATGGGGGATTTTCTTATTAATCCACTCCAGTAATTTAGCCCTCTCAGACGGCTTACAACCGGTCAAGGCAAGGCATTCGTTGTCTATGGCATCCTGGGCCCTTACCACAGCCAAAACGGCGCTGTGGAGCTCGTTATAATCGACTGGTACGCCTCTTAAATTGATGCGCTGAGTAAGCTCCCAAACTTCCTGTTCAAAGGCTGATAGGGGCCTTAAAACGGCTCCTATGGCCATTTCTGTGCGTACGTCCTGGGCGCAATAGGCAAACAGTTCCGCCATGAGCTCAAAGTTGTCTTCAAACACACCTTTGCGATTTGGCTTACAGAGCTTTTGGATTAGGTACCGGCCTCGTGTGTCTTTTTGCTGGTTTGCGTCCATGAATATGGCAGCATCGCCCAAGGCTTGCGGTACGTTATTGGCTGCCGCTATCGCCATGGTGTCAATACACTGCTCTAGCTTTAGTGGTGGCCAGCCGTACTTAGGCACACAGACACAGTTCCAGATGGCGTACTCAAACATGGCGTTCCACGCTTGGATCTTGCCACCACCACGCACATGGGCTAATAGATTATTTAGATCTAAATTGGCTGTGGGTTTTGGGGAGGTTACTAATACATTGTCAGGTTGGGTGCCAAACGCAATACATAGCACTTCGGTGGAGAGGCAGTTTGCGTATTTATCTAAGCCTACTTCTGGCAGATCAGCAAAGCTACGGGTTTCAAAGTCGATAGAATAAATCATAATGCTCCAATGGCGTCCAGACGAATCTATATGAGTCTATTGTAGCATAAAAAAGGGGGACTATACAAGTCCCCCAAACCCACCACCATAAAAATAATTTAAATCTCGCACGTTCCTGCTGAACAGGCTAGTTGCTGCGCGCCCTCGACGTTGTCGGTGTTTTCTTTAAAGTCTTCCCAGTTGATTTTGGGGAGGCTGGCTTTGAGCTGTTCGTAGACTTCTTGGTTGCACTCTTCGTACGGGGCTTGGCGGTATGTGCCGCCGTCGTACGGGAGGTAGCTGACGCCGCTGATTTCGCTGAAGTTTTCCCACGTCCACGCACCGACACTTGGCCAGTCTTTTTCTTCGACGGAGATGGTGACCGACGGCTTGTGTTCACACCAGTGTCGTTGGTATGTGAGCCATAAAGAAAGGTGAGATATTGGTGTAACGTCTGACCTGGTGATGCCGTCTGGGGCTTTGATTGGAAAACTGAACACAACCGTTTGATCAGGTTTGTAAACACATGCTTCATTTGGGATTCCTTGTGAAATTAAGAATTGGGTGAGAGGGTCTTTCTTATCTCCTCTAACTCTTCGTATGTAGAACTTAGAGTGTCTAGGGTGGATTCCAGAAGCACTATCAACGAGTTGTGAGACGGTTCCACTGGGCTTAACGCAAGTAATTGCAGCACTCTTAGGTATTCCAAGCAGCTCTGCAAACTCCTCGTTGGCTCTTCTAGACTCCTCTCGAAGCTCGGTAAGTAAGTCATTTAACTTTTCTCCTTGTGTGGTAAGTAATGGGTTATCGTATATTCCGGTAAGAGAGACTCCGAGTAATCGTTCTTCCTCGGTATTACGTTGCCACACTTTACGCAGATAAGGAAATTTGGTGAATGTACTTTGGATGGTGCCGAGGATGGAGGCAAGCCGCACTTTACGCAGTAAGGTTTCTTTGGTGTCATTGTGTCTTACCACCACTTCGGAAAGGTTACAAAACTGATAGGGGCGCAAAATAATTTCGGAGCAAGGATTGGTACCAAACTCAAAATTAGGATCACGATGACCATATTTAGCCACTGTGTTTTGAGCAGCTTCACGATTAAAAATACCGCGCTCACCGGAATGAGAATTATAAAGACTAAGCCACTCTTCCATAAACTTTCCGACTGTAGGAGTTGTGCTATAGACTGCTGAGTTATTGGCAAGGGCTCTGTGTGGGGCTGTTTCCCACCATGGTCCAGCTTTTGCATGTCGAATCCTTTCATCGTCTAGATCTGATAATGATATCATAGCTGAGCGACGAACGCCACCCACTACCACCACTTCACCAATTTTACACATCAGATCGTGGCATTCTAATGAATGCAATCTACGACCCTTTGCGTGTTTGAACATTGCTACGGTAAAGTTAAACAAATCAATTAATGGTTCTGGCCCGGAAGCTCTTCCACCAAAAGTTTTGAGTCGTGCTCCGGCGGGGCGGATGTTGCTGACGTCCCACTTTGGAATCTCGCCGGCCCATAGGTGCGCGAGTAATAGTCGGAGGGACTTTGCCCAGCCTTCTTTTGAATCGTGGACGGAGATGGTGTGGTCCGACTCGAATAAGTTTTCTGGCACTTCCGGCAGATGGTTAATGTATTTTGACTCAACGGAGAACCCAACACCAGTTCCACATAACAAGATGAACATCGCTTCATCAAAGCTCTTGGGGTCATCAATCGGAAGATACGAGCAATTATAGACACAGGTGTTATCACGATCAGCACTCTTTCCTGCCGTCATCATGGCGCGCATAGACGGCATCAAATCTAGGTTATGGATAGCATCAAAAATTTCATTTTTTAATTCGGTGTTGCTTTGTATTGCAGGGGTACGACTAAAAACATATTCAACATAACGGCTTACTGTTTCTGCCCAGGTCTCTCTGCGTTGTTTCTCATCTACAAATCGGGCATATCTACTGGCGGCAATGTATTCTTGGTACTGATCCATTTATTATTCTCTATATTATTGGGTTGATGAAAAAGGGAGGCCATAGTTTCTATGGACACTCCCTTGTACTACTGCACTACTAAACTACTTATACTGCGAAATCTGCTGCAAAGTCTGCTGCGGAAGCTGTTGCGCCGCCAAGTTTCTCACCTTCTTCGGTTTTCTTTACTGCACTTAAACCATAGCCGATGCCTTTAGAACCGCTTACGTCGTATGGATACATTGTGACAGAAGCACGACCATAGCAACCGCTGTAGAACTCGCTAGGATCAATGATCTCTTGTGAGTTCTCGTCAAAAATACCTGGCTTCAAATCAGAACTAGCATTGAAGAAATAGTTGCCAGCATATACTGGATCATCTTTTTCTACGTCGCCATCACGTAAGCCACCCTTTAGATTCTTAGGAATAGCGCCACCGAAATAGCCCATGTTAGCTTTCTTGCAATCTTCTAAAGCTTTATTGAATGCTGCGATACCGGCTTTATCTGTCTTAGGAATCAAAATAGATACTGAGTATTTCAATTTGCCACTAAGATTTAAAGCTGGCTCAAATACGTGGACAAATGAAAAGCGAACTTTATTTGTTACGAATTTAACTTTTGTTGAACTTGCTGCCATGATTTTTACCTTTTTAACGTTTTATTGAACTGGACTTCAATAGGGGCCAGCTCGGCAACCCTTACTACGCATCATACAAGACTCCATGATACTGCAAAGCTTGTCGTATTGCAAGTGCTTTTATAAAATCATTTAAATAAACTGTTTCATGTAACATTTCTGGTTCTTCTGAAATGAAATCTAAAACTTCTTCAATTGATTCTCTTAAGTCTAACACAGATGAACGTTGCCCACTACCAGGAAGTCCATCAAAATCTTTTACAAATTTGTCAATTAATATATCGGGCACTTCAAAATCTGAATCCCAGTATTGTACCTTCATTTAGCTACAAGTACGAGTCCTACGTTACCGAGAGCATAGCCAAGGAACATAATTCCTGTACCCGTTCCCCCTTTAAAAAATTGATCAATAGCTACTATAAAATATACTACGCCCATTGCTGCAATTAACCATGTGCTCATTTAAAATCCTCCTTTAAATCATCCTTAACGCGAACTAATTTTGGCTGGCCTTCTGGGCGCGCTATAAGATCGCCCAACCATGCTTCTATAGGTGATTTAGGAACTAATTTTTTAATTGCTGCTATGGTTTTTAGTTTAGGTTTCTCCCAAATAACTTCTTTGTCCAAACCTTTATCTTCCAAGACTGTTGCTGCTAAAGCTTGATCTACATACCTACGGTGTGTTATCGAAGTTGTTAGCTTAAATCCTGGCGGAATAATGTTGGAATCTACTGCACGATTTACTGCGTGTTCTTCCACATCGTTAACCCAAGTGCGTAAGTCTTGAGCTTTGGAAAGTACTAGACTAATTTCATCTTCATCTAGTAACGGTGGGTCTCTAAACTCTAAGCGAGTTAGCTCTGTGTTGAAGTCCGACCGCGCCCTGCACTGCGCTTTGGCTTTGCAGAACTGGCAGTGTTCGCCTGGAAGGAACTCGCCTGCGCCGGCCCACGCTTTTTTGGCTTTGGGTTTGACGAAGTAGTTTGCCCAGTCGACGAGTTTGATGATCGTTGTGCCGTCGGTAGAGATGCTATCAAGGCGAGGCTGGTGGATCGTGTAACTGACTTCTTTGATGTCCGGCCACTCTTCTTTGAACTTGGCGTAGGCTCCAAGTGCGTAAAGTCGTAGTTGCGTGTTGTCTTGCGCATTGACCGGAACGCCTCTTCCGAACTTGAGGTCGATGACACGAATGGAGTGCTTAGAAAGTATAACCACATCGGCTGTACCAAAGCCGTCAGGTACCCAATCAGAGAAGTCCACGCGCTGTTCAAATAACGGGGTATTGCCTTCGCCGATTTGGCTGCGAACATATAGAACGTAATTATCGACGTTAGCCTCGAAGTCGTCATTGTAATAGGGTGTTGATTTAATCTCTGTATATTCTTTTTCATAGTCTTCGCTTTCAATCTGACCAAAATACTGCCGTAATTTAATCTCCGCCAATGAATGAGCTGTCGTGCCTTCTTGTGAAAAATCAAAGGCTCCGGGTTGTCTTTTTTGCTCGGGGAGTGTTGCTTCTAGTCTGGCGCTGGGTGTGCAGGTAAGCCACCGTTTAGAGCCTGAAGCGCTTAGAAGTGCGTGTGCAGTCATTTTTAGCCTTTTTCAACGTTTTAGATCTATACATACTAATGCAAAAAAGGGGCTAAGTCAAGCCCCTTTTTTAGTAAAATATAAATTTACGCTTTAAGGGCGGAAATCAGTTCTGCTACTTCTTTATTGAAATCTACTGTTACTTCTTGTTTGATGTTTGCTTTAATTTCCCGGCTGTCTTTGTAGTCATCGGGATACTGGCCTCGGAGGGCTATTTCAGCAATACGGGAGTTAAATGCTTTGTTTTCTACGTTGGCAAGCATCATCATTTCCCAATAGGACTGGCCATAGGTTGTAGCCATATCCATGGTTTCGGCAAAGAAAGGGTCTTCTTGCTTCCACTTAGCCGCTGTAGCCTTGCTGATGTTGATGGCAGAATACATGGATTTTTGGGACGCACCTTGCCTACCCAGGTTCAAAATGGTTTCAGCCATTTCCGGGGTAAAGGTTTTCTTTTGTTTAGCTGCCACACTTCCACCTTTTTAGTGCTGCTGCCTTGCGTGTTGGTTTACCATTTTCATCTTTCATGGGGCCTTTTACACCAGACATACGAGCGCAAAATGAGTTTTTACGAGCACCGCCTTCGGGTTGTGGTGCTTTTAAATGCGAGCCAGTGGCCGCATTATATTTAGCACGACCCTTGGCGGTTAAGCCGGCGCCCTGAGAGGCTGGTAGCTTCTCGCCACGACCAATAGATAGGGATGGGTTCTTTTTGGTTGCCATTATTTTTTAACTTTCCCGCCGCGTTTCTTTTTTATTAATCCTGAACTTCTTGCTTTTGCAGCTTCTACCGCATCTTCAATTGTATCATGTGTGCTTGTAGGCTTAATTCTACCTTTTTCTAAACCGCTCATAATTTCATCATCACTTCGTTGCACCCCTTTAATAATGCTGGGTGTATTTACATATTTTCCTTTGTAAGGAAGTGTGACAGATTTTTCTGATACAAGTTCATCATTTGCAGTTCTAAATAAAGGTTTTCCTGCTTCTGAAAATTGACCTGTAGGTCTTCCAACTAAATTAGAAAATCCACTTATGGAAGACAAACTGCCACCATTAGACATTTTCTTTACCCTGCCACCAGTTTTCATTTTAGGAAGGGTTTTAAAATCTTTCATTTTGTTTTTGCTGTTTTGGCGGACTCTTTAAATGATTTGGCTGTAGGAGCACCTTTGGCGCCCGGCTTGCGCATCTTCTCACCAGAGCCGGCTTTGATGCGTTCCTGTTTAGCGTGAATGTTTGCGTACAAACCGGGTTTAGTTGCCATAATGTTTCCTTAGAATATTACTGAAACGCCAGCCAATTTCTTAGCCACGTTTGTTAGTTCTTTTGTGTAAGTGCCGCTGATAAAGGTATTGATTTCAATAGCTTTGTCAATGATTTCTTCAGTTGTTGGAAAGGCCGGTGCTAATTCAGCAGCCTCTTTGGTTGTCTTGTTTACCACTTCCCACGCTGCCAAGTTGGCTTCGTGTTGCTTGATCATCAGATCTTTGGCAGTGTTAAAAATAGAAAAGCGTAGTTCAAATGGGGATACCATATTAATTCTCCTGTGTGTAGTGTGTGTAAAGTCGGTTTCCAAGCGTCTCACGACGAGTTGTACTCCCTATTACTACTAATGCAAAAAACAAGAGAAATCCGCCCTTATTTATCGTCCGGAACGATAATTGTTTTTGTGGGCTTTTGGGCACGTCTTTCCTCAGCTTGGATGGCTTTTTTGAGGGATGGTAGCATTTCATTGACCATTTGAAGGGTCAAGCCAAGGGCTTTTTCTCGGTCTAACATTTCCTTTTCCTGGGTATCGCGCCGTACGTTTTCTTCAATAGCCTTGTTAACGTCGTTGCTAAAGCCTTTGTATTTCAATAGGTTTTTTAAAAAATTATCGCTCATTCATTTTCTCCGTGGCGGATTTGACTGTTTCAATGTTAGTCTTTACGTGATCAACTTGGGGACGTACTTGACGTTGAAAAATGTCAATGTATTTTGCCCACACTACTGTTGGTACACCAAGCGGTTGGTTGAGCATATTAATTAACTCATCGACTTGCTCTACCGTCAGTTCAACTGTAACTACAAAATCTCCTACGTTCATTTCTTTTCTTTCTTTTTAGTTGTTTTTGAAATACCAAAAAATGCTTCTCTTGCCGCTAGTTTGTCCGGGTCTGTGCAATACTGATCCAGTTCAAATTTACGGGAATACGTATCCATCAAAGCCTCCATTCGCATATCATGAAGCATTTTGATGCCCCATAATGCGTTACCAACTTCATCTTCTGTCATTGGTTTTGGGTGGTCGCCATGATGCTTGTACAACAACTCAATATCATCAGCAGTTTGCCATGCCACCATAATGGCTTGTTCTAAATCAATTCTTGTATTCATTTTTTACCTTTTTTCGCTTTCTTAACTTCACCATCAAAATCATAAGTAAACCATCTACCAACCTCTTCCAAAGCAGGTATTAATCTTTCCCAAACCGCAACGTCGTCTTCGTGAAAAGAGCCAGGGTTCTTCTTTGCTTTTTTTAAATCGGCCTGTAAAGAAATATAACTTTGAATAATTGTTGCGCTGACAATTCTATCCGCGCACTCATAATCAATTTTAATCATCATTTTCCGCACTCCTCTAAGTAAGAATCAAGTTCCTGTTTTTTACGGCGTTCAATTTCTCTTTGGATGTACCAAATGGCTTTATTTAAATCTTCAATGGCATCGTTCTTTAAATCAGAACGCCACACATACTTAATAGCGTTGCCAAGATTAAAGCCCATGTGCTCAGTAATCTGAATGCAATCAATGCCGGAGGGATGGCTCGTATAATGTTTAGGATTATTAACTACGTCGTGCATGTTTTTTCCTTAATTCGCTTTCTACTGCTTCAATTTCTTCTTTCGTGTCGCACACCCACAATGTTTGTATGTCTTTAAACATTGTTAAATCAATATCTTCTACACCGGTAACGCTGTCAAACATTGGGTGGCCGTTATGTAAATGCTCTACAATAAATGTTGTCATACCTTAAGTTCCTGTTTAATAAATTCAAGCCCATTGTTAAAATGGTAGCGCCAATGTTTTTCGCTCACACCTATATCATTATAACTCAAACCTTGCAAAAAAGCTTCTAAAACATAGCGCTGTTTTGCTGGCATTTTTTCCGCTATCAAACGTTTAATATCTTTAACGTCTTCTGCATCCCACGGCAGCCAGCCTTCGTTGATTAGCGAAGACGCAATACTTTCTTGCTCGTCTTGCTCAATTGGGTCAAGGTCTTCATCTGAAAGACGCGGGGCTACTGCTTTTACTTTGTGTGTTGTCATAGAACCAATGAATCTAAAAGTGCTTCTTGTAAATTAATTTTGCCTTCTAATACTTTTACTACGTGCTCGTCGATACTATTAGTCACTGTTAGATGGTGTATAATAACCGGTTTTTCTTGCCCTTGGCGGTAGATCCGAGCATTTGCCTGGATGTAGTTCTCTGAGCTCCATGGTAAATCGAACCAGACCGTTTGTGCTGTCTCTCCAACGTTGCACTGCAGATTAAGCCCGATACCACCACTCTGCGGGTGGGCAAGGAGCATACGAATCTCGCCACGACGCCACGCCTCAATGTTGTCATCGTCCAGCACCACCGCCTCTGGGAACTGAAGACGTATTCGTTGGAGTGAATGCTTGAAATGATAGAAGACAAGCGTGGGACTTGAAGATTCTTCCATGATCGACTCAAGCCGTTCCAATTTAGCGCGGTGTATTTCTTGAGACTCTCCTTCTTCGTTATAGACCGCTCCCGATGTGAACTGGAGCAGCTTGTTCGCCAATGCTGCTGCTGTTGGAGCTGTGATTTTTTCTTTTTTGATGTCAACGACCATGTCTTTTCTAAGTTGCTCATACTGACTCCTTGCATTTTTGTCTATCTCAACCTGGTGATAAAGCGTTGTAAGCGGTGGAAGCTGTAAATAATCCTCAGCTTTAAGACTAAAACAAATATCTTCAATCTTATCTTTAATAATCTGATCTGCATTTTCTTTTAATTTCCAACTGTAAATAACCTTTGTGTGTCGGTTCATTTGGTCCGGAGACATATACTTATCCCTGAACCGGGTAAGGCTTGTCTCTAAACGCTCTCCTAAATCCAATATACCGACCTGTGACCAGAGATCGGCCATGCCTTGAGGGGTGGGTGTGCCTGTAAGAATTAAACGCCTCTGGAAGCCTTTTAAATGCTTTTTAAGGGCCTTAAAACGTTTGGTGCTTGGATCCTTAAAACGGCTAGACTCATCTATAACCAGGTTGGTAAACATTGGTTTGGGTTGGACTTCAAATAACCACGATACATTTTCCAAGTTAACCAAATAAACATCAGCCTTTGCGTTCAATCCAGCCATACGTTGGGTGGAGTTCCCAATTATCTTGGACACTTTCAAGTGTTTCAGATGTTCCCACTTCTGTATTTCCGTATCCCATACTGTCTCCGCTACTCGTTTCGGGGCTATGATTAACGTTTTGCCTGTAAATTGCTCCGCTATGATGGTCAGCGTTGTTGCTGTCTTTCCCAGTCCCGGTGGTAGAAATAGTCCGATGTTGGGGATGCATTTCGCCTTCCCAATTATCTTCATCTGGTAAGGGTGCAACTGGTTTCGGTTTAACATTTTCTAAAACTTCTTTCCGTTTATCATGCAGCCAATCTGCTACTGCATACAACTCTTTTTCGGTAATGTCTTGTTTAATTGTATTGGCTTTTAAAGAAATAAAAACAACGTTGCCTTTTACATAACCTAAATCTGGTACAACTCTATCTAAAGAAGGCCTGTACGGGTGTTTGCCATTACTTTGTCCCCAAACAAATGGCGTGTTAAAAACTGGACATTCATCATTAGCAATCGATTCCAGGTATTCTAATGTCAAATCACAGGGAAGATTTTGAATTTTAGCTCTTGATTTTGCATGTCCTAAAAAATTTACTAAATGTCCTTTTTTAGTTTTCCTATAATTTTGCTGCCTAACAAGAATTTTATTTGATAGCGCCATTTACAAAATCCTCAATGTCTTCTTTTGATCTTAATATATGTACAGGAAAACCAGCTTCGCCCAGTTCGTCAAACACTAGCGTCTGTCTTGGGCTTAGCTTTCCCGTTGCTGTCTTTAGTTCTACGAGGTGTACCTTTTGGTTTAGGAATACTATCCGATCCGGCACTCCCGTCACGCTGCTGAGCCATTTGAAACAAAGCCCCGATGACTGCTTCACTTTCTTCGTCAGATGTTTTTCTATCTCTTTTTCCAGCACGTTCACGCTTGTCTTCCTCCGTTGCGTAGATGCTAAACACTTGTTTAAAAATATGTTCGCCTAAATAAGAACGAGACTCATCACCAATCTTAGCATCATCTTCACCGATATACTCAAATACATGAGTGGTGGTATGTGATACTTCATGGTAAATAATTCCCATACGCTCTAATGAATCTAACTTATCCATCTCTTCGTAGTTAAACACGATGCCCAACATGGCAAACGGTGTGCCCTCTTGTTGGATGTAGTGTGACTCTGCAATACCCATGTCCAAAGCATGATGCTTGGTTGTTATTTTAGAATCTTTAACAGCCTGATGAAACGCCGATTCTGAAAAGCACACTTTGATCTTGATACCAAAGTGTCCGGTGTCGGCAATGTAATACGGTAGTTTATTTTCCATTAGTGTTTTGTCTCTTTGTGATCTTCAAGGATGGTGCCGTCTTCCACAAACTCAGTAATAATTCTTTCCAGAGCATCAACTTCTTCTTGTGTGATTGTACCATCTGCCAATAATTCATCCGCCCAGCCTTCTTCAAACTCTACAGTCTTTTTCTTTGTCATTTGATTAACCATCTGTCGTTTTGTAATGTCCACTGCACCACTTCTTTAATGCGATCTGTCAAATTGATCTTAGGTTCCCATCCAAGTGATTTAAGGTATTCGCCTGATAAGGCATAACGCAAGTCATGTCCTGGACGAGATGAGTGAAAATCAATCAGTTTGTATACCAGTTCTTTGTCTTGGGCTTTTGCAATTAAGCGAGCCAGCTCTAAGTTATCAATCTCCTCTGGTCCTACCAAATTAAACTTAGGACATTTAGCGCCACCGTAATCTTTTTCACTAACTCTAGCAGGATCAAGGCTAAGGATAAACATCAAGCCATCAGCCACATCTTTAGCGTGGATGTAGTGGCGTGAACCTGGAATGGTTTTGGTGCTGTCTGAATGGATGTGCACAACTTCACCATCACGTGCTTTTTTGATTACCATTGGTATGTACTTCTCAGGATGCTGACGTTCGCCAAACACATTCATTGTGTGCGTGATATAAATTGGTAGCTTGTAAGTATTCTCAAACGCCACACACAGCTCTTCAGCAGCCGCCTTGGAGGCTGAGTAAGGATTAGTAGAGTTGTAACGGTCACGCTCTTTGTAGTTGACACCAACGGGGGCTGGCCCAAATACTTCATCGGTTGAGAAGTAAACAAAGCGCTCAAGGTTTTTCAACGTTCTAGCAAATTGTAAAAGATGCACTGTGCCAATAACGTTGTCTTGCACAAACTCCATCGGGTATTCAATCGAGCGATCAACATGCGAGCCAGCGGCTAGATGGAGGATGTATTGCACATCGCCAACCATTTCCATAATCATAGGATTGAGTTCAGCACGTAGGTCATGGTAAACAATCTCTACTCGTTTCTTGGTATCAGGTGAGAAGTCCGCCATCATATCTGCTAGGCGGTTTAGGTTGCCTGAAAAATCTAAACGATCAAGACAAACAATGTTCCAGTCTGTTTGGTTTAGGATGGTTTGAATAACATGGTGGGCAATAAAGCCAGCACCTCCAGTAACTAATACTCGTTTCATTTTTGTTTCCTTTCTACGTGCCATTTGCACAAGTCTTTGTAATATTTAATCTCTTCTTCGTACTTGCGGTATTTCTCGTTGCGCTCTAGCACATCGTCTAACATGTCTTTATCTTTTGGGCGCATGACCAAGCCAACCAAAAAGCCGATGAAGAATGATAAAGCGATCTCAGTCATTGCGGTGGTATGCGTCGTTAGGGTTGGCCAGCATGCTGGCAATCAGGCTGTCAACTGTGGCGAACCACTGGATAACTTTGAGCCCGTCGTGTTGGTAGATGGTGAAGCTCATTTGTTGATTGCCTGTAAAAATCCGGCAGCAATTGCAAACAACGCTTCACCGACAATGATGCACCAAAACAAAGTAAAGTAAATTGATGGTGCGTCAAAGTGGTCTAATAAAAAATAAGTTAAAAAGTAAATCATCCTATTCTCCTATTCCGTGGGCGCGTTCGATGGCGCGGGCGTATGTGTAAGCTATGTGTCCAATATTGCCGCCTTCCCATAAACTTTTCCAAATATCGTGTATTTGCTCGTCGGTCAACGGGGTGCGTTGAGCATCTTGCCGGTCTTGTGTGGTGAAGGTGGTCATTCTATTTCTCCGCTTCCTTGTAACATCTTTTCCGCCAGCGTTTCCAATCTATCACGATGACGTTTCAACGCCTCTATTTCAGCTTGTTGCTGGCGTAGCATGGTGGCTATTTCTTCCCTAGTTACCAGCTTGTACCAACTATCTACTTCTAATAAGTTAGCTAGTTCATTTGCGTTCATTCTTCACCTGCAATGTCTCTTAGCTTGGCGTTGCGTACAAAGTCGGCCTCGGTGACTTCGGTAATGTCACGGTGTTTGATCATCGCATCGGCAATCTCGTAGCAACGCTTGGCTGCTATCTCGTCCCAAGTGCTGCCCTCTTCAATGTTTAGCTTCCAGTCACCAGCGCAGATACCGCTCATAATGGTGGCTGCAAAATAGTCTCTATCGTTCATTCTTCCCCCAATGCAATTTTTATTGCTTCATAACGGTTTTTTAAATCTTCGGTTCCATGTGACATAAACAACACTCGCTTCATGTGTTTTAAATTCTCAACGTTTGAGAACTTAAAAATTTCTAAATACTGCTTTACGGTGATTACATTCATATTAAAACACCTCCTCATTAAATGATTCTACACTATCTACGTACTTCTGTGCTTTAGGATTTAACTTAATGCCACGATAAATATGTATCCTATTGCCGTTAGTTCTATCAACATCAACATCTATTCGATGCTCTTGGGTGGCAGCTAAGAAGCGACGTTTAAATGCTAACTCTGTACCTGGCGGTAATGACTTAGCCAGCGCCCAGCGTTTGTAACAAGTAAACACATCGTCTTTAGATACTGTGCCCAGCGCATCAAACTCCAAAGCATCTTCTACGAATGAGCCAATTGGGTTGCCCAGTTCAGCCATCAACTCCAACAAACTTCTACCGGTCTCCGGCTGTACAAAGTGACCGCCACGTGCCAGTCTGCGCTTTAATCCTTCCATTGCCCAGTTAAAAATACCAGCTAACTCTTTCTCCAATTTAAATGATAGCTCTGTATCTTCATGGTCAAAGAATGATTTAGTCATTTTTAACACAATCATGCGTCCTGTTAACGCATTAGAGTTCTCAGTTAATTGAAGAACTTCATTAGAATAAATAACGATACGAGTAGGCAGATAACCATTCCAGCTCTCTTTATTCTTTCTGTTGACTGTGACGGTATCCCCACCCACAATACGAAGAAGCTGAGACACAACAGCGCCCCGATTGCGTTCAGGAGCTCGTGCGTCTGTAAAAGAAGCCAATAGTTTACCCAGCCAAGGCTGTAAGCCAAAAGTATCACAGAGTTCCTCCAATTGTGGTGCGACCGTATTGTGCTGACCTAGCAGCGATACTAGTATCTTGTTAATCGTTCCCTTGCCACTACGGCGGGGTCCAATAATGTTAAAGAACTTTTGCTGGCGAGTATCACCCGACAAAATGTAACCAAACATCTCTTGCAGCGTATCGATTGACTGCTGATCATCACCCCAAATCGATTGCATAAATGCTAACCACTGTGGGCACTTAGCCTCTTGGTCATATACAAACGGCAAAGAGTTCTGTGTGAAGAACCCTAAGCTGTGCGGCAGCATCACATAATCTTTAAGATGGAAAATACCGTTCTTTAAAGAAATAAGATCAGCCGCATCCGGTTTGTTGGCTGCGTAAAGATCCAACCATATAGGTGGTTTTGTGTTTGCATGATTTTGCAAATGCGTAATTGATTTGACAGCGTCAAGTGCGGCAGAGACGGATGCTGGAGAAGGGTTAAACATTTCGAGCGCACCCTTTCTGCCCGTCTTTTTGCATTTATCAAGAAAAGTGTATAGCTTAGATCGTATTGTGGCTTCTTCAATAACTTCATAGTGCGTCCTGACATGAATGTAAAAGTCTTCTGCGTAATGCACCAGCGTGTAACCTTCTTCACTAGCGTAATGACTGTCTAAAAATGTGCGAGCATGGTTCATCGAGCCTTGGTCTAAAATAATCTCGCCTTTAGCCAAGGCTTGCTGCTTTTCCTTTTGGTTTACCTTAAAGATAAGGGAGCGCAGTGTGCACCCCGACTCTTTCCTAAACGTCGCCCACTTGGAATAGCATGAGTTCTGACCGCTAGACTGGTAGCCTGTCGAGTTACCGTCGTTGTAAGACCACCGATCCCACAGATCGCATGCCTCCGGATCGCCTCTGAACTGATGGTGCAACGCAAACCCTACTGCCATCCAGTCTGAGTAACCTGTGTCCGGGTCAAGCTTAGACAGTAGCTCAGTCTCCACCCTGGCTAAGTCATAATCTTGGACGGGTGGGGCGTAATCCTCAAACGCATCACCTGAAATGTGCGCCGCCCTTTGTGGCACAATCAGGGAAATATCCTGCTCCTCAGTGGGCAGTGCACCGGAGAGATGCTGCCCTGTGACGGTAAAGTACCGCCCCTGTGGGTAAATCTCCAGCCCGATGGAATGGTCAACGTGGGCTGCATTTAAGTGAGCGCGGGTAAATATCTTCACCCCTGTGCCACTAGGACTGATTTCCATATAACCTTGAATGGATTCTGCTAATTGCTGCATTGCAGCATTTGTGAAACTCTGTGTGGCGGAATCAAAACAGTCGTCTAGATCGATACCAATGAGGCTATCTTCATCGGAAAAGACGAATCCCACGCCGGCAAAACGGTCTGGATTGTCTTCGTAGGCATGTTGGACAGCGAGAAAGTCCGCCCAAGTCTCTGAATTGGTTGAAGAAGCTGATAAACCATTAGCCTGAGTTGGTAGTTTAGACCATCTCTTATTGCCCTCTTCACCCACCTCTACATAGCGCCAAAGAACCCAACGTGGTATTCTTTTGAGTTCCATCGGTATTGCATTGAAATTGACTGGCAAACTGGTCGGTTTCATATTCTCTCCTTTTCCGACATCTTACCACATACTAATGCAAAGTGTTTTATACACTTTAGTTATATAGAATTGACGTTTTATAACCAAAAGTTATCATTTGTACCAGTAGTACCACTTGTACCCCCTTATCTACTTCTTTCTTTATTTTTATTTTTATTAATTAAAAAATATAAAAAGAAGTGAAGTAAGGGGTACTACTAGTACTACTAGTACAAAAATTTCTAAAATTTTGATTTTCAAAAAAATTAAGCCTATTAAGAGGATTATTGAGGATCGTAATCACGCTGTTTTAGCTGGCGATTTGCCCACTTGCGAAATTCTTTGCGGTTTTCACTGGTTTGCTCATCGTTCTCATCCCATACAATTTGGATGACGAATTGCCCTTCTAAGTCGTGGACATCAATTTTTAATAGGTTTCCATCCTTATCGAATATGTCAGTTAATACTACTTTCATCATAACTCCTTGATTTTGCTTGGTTTATCATCCCAACTATCCATCGTGCCGTAATCCCCACGACTAGCGCGCATCCTTTCTTCGTGCCTGAAAGTGGGTTCAACTGCCAGCCATTGTTTAAACGCGTCTTTATACTCTTGGTATTCTTCATTCAATTCAAAAAGGGGATGGTTTAAACCAACTATATCTACTGTGGAGGTATAGTCTGCTGCTCGCACCCATTTACCTTTTCGACCATACACCCTGTTCCTGGCTCTAATAAACCGGTCATACGCCTTTTGCTGCTCGTAATTTAATTTAATCATCGTTCTCCTCCAACTTTTCTTGATTTAAATTGTCTATTGATACGGGTTCTCTTAATACATAACCCTGTATTTGGCTTAGCTTAGATACCGATATACCCATGATCTTGGCCAGCTCTTGTGGTTTAGGGTTGCGCCCTAGTATTTGGGATAATGCCCTATGGTTGTAGTTCATTCGTTTAACTAGCTCCATAATATTGACGGGTAGTCGAATGATATTGGCGGTATTGTCTAGCTCCCTACGCACTCCCTTTTCTATAAAGGATTTAGCATAGGTCGCAAATTTAGCCCTGTTCTTTGGTTTCCATCGTCTGCCCGCCATCAATAGGGCTTCATTACCCATACCAATCATGTCCTCGACTGGCACCTTACCATGGTTCCAGGCGGTCATCTGCCGCACTATATACACTACAAATCTAAGGTTGTGGATTATTAACTTGTCTAGGGCATCGTCATCGCCTGCTTGTATGCGCTTAGCGAGATCATGCTCTTCGTCAATAGATAAGGGTTCTATACCATACAAGGATTGTAGGTAGTTACTAAGAATGTCGTTTTCGTTCATAGGGGTTCATTTTTGTGCATGAACCCCTATTATACCACATGGCGAAATTTATGCCCTATTTTGGTGCATAATGTTTGTATAATGCATATATACATAAAATTAACACAGCCCACCAAGCATTAGATACAATCCACCATAAGCATTTAACTACATTTACTACTAGCAAAACGGGTAAAAATAAAAATCCACCTATTAAATTCATTAAAATAAAGCCTTTCCAAGTAGTTTGTATGTTTCCATAAATTGTATTTTTTGCGGCTTTCGTTTTATCTTGGCCGGTTCTTGCCATACTACCTGGCCAAAATCATCGTATTTAATTTGCATTAAATTTTTGCCTCTGCTTTAAGTAAATTGCCTAATTGAGTGCGCAAATTCATTACTTTGTCGCGTTCATAGATGTCCCGACCTATATCCCGCTCCGTATTACTCAATTTGTCGTCATACCAATATAATGCGCGCAATACAATCAATAAATCTTCTATGTCTAATGTATACATTTCTTTTCTCCTAGGTGTAGTACTAATGTTACTGGTAATTGCTCTATATTGTTTTCCTGCAGCCATAGCAGCATGGTATATACATTTTTAAATTCAATTGCGTGGTCTTTAATCATTTCATCTTCTCCACTCTATAGTCGTCATCATCAATTCGATTTTCTTTCATGTCGTCCATATAGGCCATATATTGCATTTCATCATCGCTGTATTCATCTTCAATGAATGCGTCAAGAGGTTGCTCTGCTTTTTGATTTTTCCATGGTTTCATCATTAGCCTCCAATTATTTCAGGAATATACCCATCGCCGTTATCTTTGCCGGCATGGTGCTCGTGCACATAATCATATGCTGTCCAGGTAATGCCTTGAGCATCTTTTAAGATATCAAGTTTAGTAATTCTACGCGATACAACAAATGGATCAGCCCATTTTATTTTTGTTGTATCTGTATTTTCATTGTAATAAATTGTGCCTACTCGCATATTGTTTCCTTTCTGTGCATTTGAGGTTCAGTATAAAAAATGTCTACATAAATCTTTCGTGTTGGCATACGACTAATTGCCTCTGATATTGCGCCGGTATTAACAAAATACCTGAACTGACTGCAGGCCAGGCGATTCTCTTCGCATTTATATTTATGCTGGCATTCTTCGCATGGTGAAGTTTTACTAATGACTCTTTTAGAATAGCTCATCATACCTCCAGCATAAAATCGGCCCATTCCAGGCCGCGCTCATCTACTACAAATTGATAGCTGCCTTTAGTTCCTGGTTTTACATCATCGCGAGACGGAATAGTATTGCCGTAATAATCGCGCGCCTGGTCTCGTCCTAGCATACATAAACCGGCGCTAATTGCGTCCATCATAGCTCGACCATAAGAGCCCTGCATACTCCATAAGCCGAAATTAATGGTTTTTTGAATGGCGAGATAATACTCTTCTATGCTCGCCTCTTCGTCGCATTCAATTGTATTGATGTCGTTTAATGTAATCATAATAAATCTTCCTTTTCCCTGATAGTGTTGATTTGCTCATTAATACTATGAAAATTAGCGTCTTCTAGCGCGAACTGAAAAGCATTCAATATCTGAATACCGTCCCATCTAAAATAGGTCGATATCATGGCGCCTAAAGCTTCTGCGTCTGATATACCCGCCTGGTATTCCGGCACATAACGCGCCTTGATTGTTGCGTCAATTAATGGCTTTAAATCAGTCATTTTAATACTCCAATAAATTGTAAAGTTTATTCATAATGACGGAAGTCGGATTGTCGTCTTCGTCGCCATTCCATTGTGGGTAATCGTTTAGCGCGTCATATATTAGCTCTAATTGTTCGATAGTAAATTGCACTTTATACGGCGTTACATCGCCGCCGGTGCGCTCAATTGTAATAATTGGATTATTAATCATTTAACATTCTCCTTAGTTTAGATAAAATCGGGATAAGCTCCCAGTGGATGTCATTATTAGTATTCCATAATGAATCTTGGCGCGCTGCTTCAATTACTTTAATCGCAAGATCTAATTCTGCTGGTGTCAATGTCTTGGCTGCCAGCATGCGAGCGGCTTTTTCTGCTTCCTTGGCTGCCTGGCGCTGCGCTATCTGCTCGGCGCTCGGCATTGCTTCAATTGCCCTATACTTTGCCTGATCTTCGCATATGTCCTTATAAACATAATCGCCGCATGGCAGGCCGTTAATATCATTCTCCCGGCGCGCTTGTGCTGCTATGGCTTGTATAGATCTAATCATGATAAAACCTCCAAATTATGCGCCTCAATCTCAGCGCGGGTAAAAATAGCGCGATATACGCCGGCATGATTTAAAAGAAAATCAGCATACCGGCGCGCCTCGTTGTAGTCCTGGAATTTATATCCGTTGCAATAGTACATAATACCCCCTTTTATAAACAATCAAACAATGCCAATATAAAGGCCGTAAACAAAAAATACATTAGAATAAACCCTAATAGATTAGTAATATATGAGATTAGAATATTAAGCATTTTTAGCCCCTATAGTTACAATCTGAAAGTGATCTAATACAAATTGCCGGATCTCATTTAACTCGCGCGCTATCCTGCCGCCGCTCTCTTGGTTTATGGATCCAAGGCCATACCAGGCGCGCCGCGCCTCATGATAAGTTAATTCTATAGCCTGGCCGCGCCATTGTAGATCTATGGCTTTATGGCCTGCCGCCAGGTAAACCCCTGCCATGCGCATAATGAGCGCATGGGACGGCGGCCGCTTGCTATTTAATTCTATGGTCGCGACCTTGTGCAATGTCGACATAGTTAAACCCCCCAAATATGACTAGTTAAGCGGCTCTCAATTGTGCCGCCGGTAATCCTGGCGAATTGCTTCGCCTTCCGGATGGTGTTAAATGTTGCGTTATACTCTTCGCCGCGATAACGATAAAAGACAATAAACATTATGCCGCCTCCATAATACGAATTACCTTGGCCATGCTTTTACCATGCGCCATATAGGCGATAACTGGCGCGGCCTTGTCATAACATGCGCGGCAGCCGTTACAAGTGCCGCCATGCTCATAAGCGCGGCACAATGTCGCGCCGGCCGGTAATTGATCCTGGCCGCTTATGATTGTGGAGGATGTCGCGCCGGCAATTGTGCCGCCGTTGACGCTATCCGAAGAGCGGCGCACTACAACATTCGGCAATATTTCCATGCTAGCAATGACTGGCGCAAATTTAGCGAATTTATGCATGCGCGTAGGCAGCCAATGATTACACCATGGTGTCAATAGCATTACTTTACGAATTTTCTCGGCCAATTCGAGCGCGTACATGTCGCCGCTATCAAACCAGCGAAAATATCGCGAAGAGTCAAGCGCGGACACCATGTCTTCTACCCAGTCAGGACGCTGCCAGTCTTCGCGATTGAATTCGCGCGGCGCTTTGACATTCTTAAAACGATAATTCCCAGTTGTGGCATAGCAGCCGCGACACGCGTCCACTAGGCCGCCGTCCTTGGCCTTGCTGCCTGGACAAGTATCCAAGGCCTGAAGAGACCAGGACATAATGCCGTCTAATTTGCTTGTTTTACTTAGTTTAATAGTCATGATGATAATTCCTCTCAAGTATTGGCCGCTTAATTGCTGCCAGGGTTTTAATTTAATACATTACAGCCAGGCAGCATACTAGGGCAAACCCTTAGTATGCTGCCGCCTGGTTTACTAAACTTTAGTGCCGCGCTCATGTTCTGCGCATTCCTGGCAGTCGCATTCGATTACATCGCGCCGCGCTGCCGCTTTCACTTCGGCCATAGTATCAAACCCGCGACAATGTACCAGGTCATCAGAAAATCGATAACCCCAAGGCAGCCATAAAAAATATTCCTCGCCGTCTGTTATTGGCGTGATCTCTAAATCGCGCTTTATATTTAGTTTATATGTCATGATGATAATTCCTCTCAATAGTTAAGCGGCGGCCTGGCGGCCGCCTGGTATTAATCAATAATGGTATATTGGCCGGCTAAAAAATTGCCCTGGAAATCCCAAGTGCTGCCGGGTTTAAAATACCCGGGGATCTCGCCTTCAATGCATACGGCCGGCGCGTACGCGACCGGGCAGGCGCCTGGTAATTCAATATGGCCGCTGCCGCTCTGCCAATATGTAGGCCGGTGAGATTGGCTCTCTCTAGCGTCTGCTGCGACCCGGAAAATGCCGCCATGCGCTCTTACCAGGTCGCCGGTTTTAAATTGTGCAATGTACTTTTTTGTCATGATGATAATTCCTCTCAAGTAATGGCCTGCGTTATTGCCTGCCATATAGTTATTATCGGCCTTTTACCTGGTAACTCAATAGGGATAAACCCTTAAGGGTTTACCCTAATAAATCGAGATCGTGACCCGTCCTATACCTATACCCCAAGTACCAGGAAAACGGCTAAAAACGGCCTCTAATCGCGTCCTATTGGATTGTCATTTTGGGGGCGCGTTGATACGGCTTATTGTTGTATTTACACCACACCTCTTTCTCCCCCCTCGCGCCTGCGTAAGTTAGTCATCACTAACGTAAGTCATCACTAACCTAGCGCACCATCTTGGTGCATTGGTTAGTGCGCACTAACATCATGCCCCATGTTGGTGCATTGGTTAGTAGCCACTAACTTAGCGCACCATTGTGGTGCAATGTAAGTGAGCGCTTACTTCGCGCACCATTGTGGTGCATTGCGCATTATGAGATTGCATTTCACAATATGAAAGCATGCTTATGGGGGGTGTTGTTTTTATACCACAACCCCTTTTTGAGCCTCTCGGGAGGGCCATGGTCTTGGGGCCCCACAAAGCCTAAGTTTTTATATTTTTTGTGAAAATTGTGGCTCCCTATATAAATCAATGACTTAGCTATAAATTTGTACTAGTAGTACTAGTAGTACCCCTTACTTAACTCTTTTCTATATTTTTTTTTTTTTTTTTTTTATAAATATAAATAAAG